CATTACATTGTTTGGAAATCTTGCTTTAAATCAGGTATTTGAAGCAATAGATGGCAATAATACTAGATATTTAAGCGTCATTAGTCATTAAGAATCGTCTTAATCAACCAGCGTATTAGAATTTATTTTTGGTGGCGGACATTTTTATCTCAGTGATAAAAAGATGTATTTATTCGGTATGTTTAAATAATGGTCATTAGGTCAGAAAACAGCGGTGAGTTTTATTATTGCTGATGATTTATTAAAAAAAAGCCATGGGGATCGGGGAAGTTCTGCCCGGAAAACCGGGCAGAAGCGGGGTTACATCTGTTCCAGATCTTTGGCAACTTCTTCAAGGTCGGCAGTCGGTTCCGGCGCTTCGTTCATCCAGGCCGTGAGTAAACGGTAAGACACCGCCAACACCACCGGGCCGATAAACAGGCCAATCATGCCGAAAGCCAGTAACCCGCCGATTACGCCGGACAGGATCAGGAGCATCGGCAGATCGGCACCCATGCGGATCAGCACTGGCCGCAGTACGTTATCCAGCGTAGCGACCAGACAGCTCCATACCAACAGCACGGTGCCCCAGGTGGTATCGCCACTCCAGTACAGCCAGATGATTGCCGGAACCAGCACCAGTAACGGCCCCAACTGCGCCACGCAGCAGATAAAGATCAATACCGTCAGCAGGGTCGCGGCAGGTATGCCGGTCACCGCCAGGCCAATACCGCCCAGAACCGACTGCACCAGTGCCGTCACCACCACGCCCAGCGCCACCGCACGGATCGCCTGACCCCCCAGCACCACGGCGGCGTCGCCTCTTTCTGCACCCAAACGTGTTGCGAAGTGGCGAATGCCCAGAGCCACTTGCTCGCCGCGTGCATACAGCAACACGCTAAACAGCAGCATCAATGTGCAATGCAACAACAGGCGGCCAATATGCGCGGCCTGTGCCACAAACCAGGTGGCGGTCTGGCCGAAGTAAGGTTGCACCTTCGCCACCAACGCACTGCCACCGGCGTTCACCAGGGTGTGGTAACTGTGATAGACCTTATCGCCGATCATTGGGATCGATTGCAGCCAGGCCAGATCGGGAATATGCAGCTTGCCTGGCGTGCTGGCCCAGGCGACGACTGGCGCGCTATTGTCCACCACGCTACTGACCAGCAGAGAGATTGGCAGGATAAACAGCAGGATCAGCAGTATCGTCATCACCAGCACCGCCAGTGAACGTCGCCCCCAAAGTATTTTTTGCAGCTTAATCAGCAGTGGCCAGGTGGCGATGACCACCATGCCGGCCCAGGCAAAACCGAGAATAAAAGGTTGAATGACCCAAAAACAGGCGACGATCATTATGGCGATAAACAGCACGCCAAAAATAATCCGTGGCAAATCATAGCGGGATTTCGGGATTGTCATGAATGGGTTCTCATTCTGGTCAGTTAACTCCTTGGGATCGTTTAATCATGGTGCACGTTGATGAAAAACGACAGTACGACGCACCTTTTGTTGCGAGCGATTCTGCGGCAGGACAATTGCAATAATCTGCATGCCTTCACTAAACGAGTATGTTAGTTTTTATCTCTAATACTAAGCGGTTCCCATAACCTATTGAAAATATTAAATAAAAAATTACTCTTATAATACATAGGGGCACCACGAGGGCAGAAGGTTATCACGACGCAAGTTTTGCGTTAAGTAGACCAATCTGGTCTTTATTCATTTCTTCCATCCAAGCACCGTAGACCTCATAAACCATCTGTGCATTTTCATGGCCCATCTGGCTGGCGATGAAGGAAGGGTTCGCCCCCGCAGTCAACAGCCAACATGCGTAGGTGTGGCGGCTCTGATAGGGGTTTCTAATTTTAATCTCAGCGGCTGAAATCGCTTTATTCCAAATCTGCCCGATACAAGCAGTTGAATAGTAGAATTTATCCCTGCGGTGTGCATTCTGCGGCACAAAAACAAAATTCCTATTCTGTTTTTCTGTTTTTCCGAACTCCCTATAATGGTAAGTTATTTCTCGCTTTTCAAATGAGCCAGTAAGTTTGTACTGCTCTTTCAATGCATCTAACGCAGGGTCAAGCAGCGTTATTATCCTTATGCCAGCATTTGTTTTTGGCGGCCCAAAGTTACCAATGCTTGTTAAGTTTCGGCGAACGTGTAATGTGCCTTTTTTGAAGTCGATATCATCCCAAGACAGCGCGCATAATTCCCCATGACGCAATCCCGTATAGAGTGCGGTTTTCCATAGGTGTTTTTTTTGCCCAGTTAAAGTATCTAGTAATTTAAGTGCTTCATTTTTTGATAATGGATCTGGTTTTGTACGGGATTTTTTTAGCTTGCGCACTCCTTCAAATGGTTTCTCTGTGATGTGCTTGGCTAGGTATGCATATTTCAACATGCTACATAGCGTGGAAATATAGTTGTCTACTGTCTTTGGACTTCTTCCTTTCCTATTTTTCCTCTTTTTAAGGATGTACTTTGTTTCCCCATGCAGTAGCTCATTTCTGCAATCCAAGATATCACTTAGGCTTAGGGAGCTGATCAGGGTGTCTTCGCCTATGATGCTTTCTAGTGTTTTGATTTTAGAGCATGTTTTTTGAAATGTATCCGCGCTAATCTCTGATTTTTTGTTCTTAAGCCATTCGGTTGTTAGCTCTTTGAAAGAAGATATCCTAAGCTTACCACAGAATTTTTTTGCGGTTTTTGATGTTGGGAATCGGAACTGATAGTCAAATGTGCCTAAATTAATCTCGCCAGTTATCACCGCGCGTAAATTGCCTGCTTTTTTTATATTGGATGGGGTATTACCCCATCCTTTTAGTACCTCTCTTCTTCTGGCTCCTCGGAAAATAAACCAGATGCAAATGTGACCATTTCTTATCTCTACACCTGTTGGTAATTTTGTCACTGTTATGAGTCCCGTATGAGTCGGTTTATTTCAGGGTGGTTATACCAAATTATCCCCCGCAAAGTTTTTTCCCCTGAAGGCGATACGCGTTTAAAATGAATGCCTTCAATCCAGCATCCTTGGCGATATCTTTCAATTTGGCGTGCATCTAGACCTGTTTTATCTTTTAGCGCATCTTCAACAACCCATTCATGATTATAAACTAACTGTTCTTTTAACATGGCGGCACTCTCATAGTAAGGCCCTCAGTTATAAGGGCGGTGGGGGATGGGTGTAAAAAAACCGCCAGATGGCGGTTTGAGTTAATGAGGGAAGCTATACTTTATTTCTTGCTATCAGAAATAGGGTGATTGTATGTGTGGTCGATTTGCTCAAGTACAAACAAGGGCTGACTATCTCGATTATTTAGCTTCAGAGCTCGAGTATGCTGATGCTCTGGATACTGTGCCTATTGGCCGCTATAACGTAGCGCCTGGCACCCATGTACTGCTCATCAATCAGCGCGATATCCAGCTCCATATGGATCCGATTCTATGGGGATATGGCCCTGATTGGTGGCTTGAAATGAAGCGGCAACCGGTAATCAATGCGCGAGTTGAAACTGCAGCGAGTAGCCGTATGTTTAAACCGTTGTGGGAGCATGGCCGCATGCTGGTGGCTGCCGACGGTTGGTATGAGTGGAAGAAGTCACCGGATGACCCGAAGAAAAAACAGCCTTACTTTATCCATGCCGATGAGCCGATTTTCTTTGCGGCTATCAGTCGATTTCACACCAAAGAGGCCAAGCAGCACGATGACGGCTTTGTCATTGTCACGGCTGCCAGCGACTCCGGCTTACTGGATATCCATGATCGGCGACCGGTAGTTTTGCCGCCGGCGGCGGCCCGCGAATGGCTAAACCCCGATACCTCTTCTACACGTGCTGAAGAGCTCGCCACGAGCGGAGCTACACCTGCCGATAAATTCTCGTGGCATCCTGTTTCAAAGGCCGTTGGCAGTATTAGGAACGACAGTGCGGATCTCATCAAGCCGATCGATAATCCACTGCTGTGATGTCAGTACACGCGGGCGCGCGGAAGGTCTGACACGCGCGTTGTGTATGCTGGCGAAAGCAATTCCCGCTTCATTGACCATGCTTGTTGGTTACCCTGGCCGGCAAACCATACTTTCGCGCGGCCAGACTTGTTGATGTGGTCTAAAACTGCCATTAGTTGTCCACTGTTCTGCCGTGGTTGATACTCATCGAAAAGATTCAGTTGGGCGACGCCCTGCGAGTAGAAATCCTGCAGCATGACCCCGGCTTTCTGATATCGGTGTCCTGTCTGCCAGATGGCATCCAGACATCGAATAGCCGCAGCGATGATATCTCGCGTATCCTGCGTGGGCGTACTGAGCTTGATGCTTGCCGTGTTGCCGTAGTATTCCTCGTTGATAGAGAAGGGACTGGTCTTAACCCAGGCATTGATATACCGGCAATATTGATGCTCTTCACGGAGTTTCTCCGCAGCGCGGGAGGCGTACATGCAAATAGCCTGGTGCATTTGGTCATACTCTGTGACGCGGTCACCGAAGCTGCGGCTGCAGATAATCTGCTGCTTCGTCGGTGCAAATTCCTCGAGCGACAAACAGGGTTCACCACGCAGTTCCCGCACCGTGCGTTCAATCACGACACTGAAATGCTTTCTGATCATCGTGGTGCTTGCGTCAGCCAACTGAAGTGCAGTTTCTATCCCCATGACCTGCAGTTTTTTCGATATTCTTCGGCCAATGCCCCAGATATCTGCTACCGGCACTAGCGCCATCAATTTTCGCTGCCGTTCCAGATTGGAAAGGTCAACCACGCCGCCGGTCTTATCCCATTTTTTCGCAGCGTAATTTGCCAGTTTTGCGAGTGTCTTGGTTTGGGCAATGCCCACGCCCACGGTGAGCCCCGTGTCGCGCAACACTTTGGCACGAACCTGCCGGCCGAACTTCTCAAGTTCAATGCAGTTACGGACGCCTGTCAGATCGAGAAAACTTTCGTCAATTGAATAAATTTCGACGCGAGGTGCCATTTCTTCCAGCACCGCCATCACTCGCATCGACATATCGGCGTACAACTCGTAATTACTGCTGAACGCTATGCCGCCGGTGCGCTCAAAGTCCCGTTTAATTTTGAAGTAAGGTTCTCCCATCTTGAGCCCCAACAACTTGGCTTCTTTACTCCGCGCCACTACACAGCCGTCATTATTCGATAGAACAACCACTGGGCGTCCGCGTAGATCCGGACGCCACAGCGTTTCGCAGCTTGCATAGAAGCTGTTTACATCGGCCAGGGCATACATTATTTCAGCCTCGTGATCGTTGAAATGACTACCCCAACGATATCCAGGTCTTCGCCACCGTCTGGAAGGGGAATGGGACTGAATTTTGGGTTCATGGGCTCAAGCTGTGCGATAGGGTGCAGGCTGAGGCGCTTGACGGTAAACTCACCCGCGATGCTTGCGATCACTATGTCACCATGGCATGCACCGATACTGCGATCGACAACGAGCATGGAACCATCAGTGATCCCGGCTTCGATCATGCTTTCTCCTGAAGCAATCAGAAAGTAAGTCGCCGAAGGGTGGCTAATGCAGTACTCGTTGAGGTCTATCCGCGCGTGTACGTAGTCTTGCGCAGGGCTGGGGAAGCCTGCTGGGACTTTGTCGGAGTAAAGCGGGGTGAATTGTTTCTCGGGTGTTGGTGTTGGAAAAAAGTGCTTCATGGTGCATTTCTCTATACTGTTTTTATATACAGTATAATCCTGTTTTAGACGTTGCAACCATAAAGAAAGGGAGGGATAGAACGATCTAAAGCTATCCCTTTGTTGAGCAAGATGATCCTCTTGAAAAATTTCAGCAGGTGATGTTCAAGAACGAGGAATATGCCACATACGCTGCCCATCACTGTACGGCGAAGTAGCCAAGAAATCTTCTACTTTTGGCAGTAACCTAGCGTTCTTCGTCGCTGTTATTGACTTTTTATTCATGGCTATATCCACCAAACGGCGGGTATCAGTAGGAGGAAGAGGACGGTGAACCACTTTGTTCTTTTTTACTGATTTTATATACAGTATCGAGAGGGTTGAACCATAATGAAAATAATTGTTATGGTAGGTACTAAATTGTTCTTAATGTTATAATAAAAATTGTTGGCGCAGCGTAGTATCTTTGAGTTGTCGTTGCTAGCTATTCATAAGTAAGTTCATCTCTATAATTGGATTTCTTATGATAATTTAATTGGTGTTTCCAATCTGGGTTTTCTAATAAAATCAATAAGTTACATTTGAATTGATTAAGGATTTAAAATGGTTGTTGAACATGTTCCTTTAGTTGTCAAATCATTATCAGCAGCATATTCAAATAAAAAGATTCTAAGTGAAATAATTTCAAAGGCAATCTATTGGGCTGTTGATGCGGACATAGTTGTAACTGGTTACCCTGGCGCTGGAAAAAGTTTTTTCTTTGAGACTTTAAGAAATGAAAGGGTAGGAAAAAAAACAAAGAAACCTGACCTATCTGTGAAAGAAGAAAATGAAATACTTTGTCTTTCCGACGGATTTTTACCAAATAAAATAACTATTATACCAGGACAGCTTATGTCCGAGTCTAACAAAAGTATTGTCAAAAACATTGTTGCTAACAAAAAATTAAAAGGCATTATACATGTTCTTGATTGGGGTTATTCTCATCATAGGCATGAGTCAGCTAAGGCAGTAATTGCATCAAAAGGCATAAAAACAATAAAGGAACTAAGGGAGTATAACCTTGATAATGAAATTTTATATTTAAGATTTATTTATAATTTGCTAGAAAAAAAAGAAACTGAAATAGATTGGTTTGTGTTTATACTTAACAAGGTGGATTTGTATAACCGAGGGGATGCTATATCATACTATGATACAAATGACGAATTTATCCAATTAAAAGAAAAAATAAAAAAAATTACGAAATCAAACGAAAATATAAAATTCATTCCAATATGTAGTGATAGATGCCATTTCGAATTTAATGGTGGTAAAGTGCTCTCATGTAAAGTGGGCAGTGATGAAGAAAAGCTTCATTTGTTACTGAATTTTCTTAGTGAAATCAAGATGTTTTTTTGATTTGGGGATGATAATGAACTACGAGTCGCATTCATATCAGGCGTCAGTTGATCCTTACACTGGCAGAAGGAGCACAAAAGCTATCTTTGAAGATATAACGAAACTGATATCTCTGGCAGAAGAGTCAAATAATAGCCTCCAGTACGCAAAAAATGCCTTATTGAAAATAAAAATTTACTTAGCATGGGGGATATTAATTGCTTTTGTGGCTCCTTTGTTTATTGTAATGTATGCCTTGAGATCTAATAATGTTCAGTTATTAAATTTAACTACTGGTGCTATTATTCCTTTACTTTTGGTTGTGTTTTTCTTCGGTCTTTTCTTTATTCTTCCGAAATTAAAAAATTTAAACTTGGAAATTAAAATTGAAAGAGAGTCCTTGAGGGAGATAATGGAAATTATATTTAATCTAAAATCCATGGTGGAAAATAGACATGAGTTTGATGTTGTTGCAATGACAATACTTGAGCTGAGGTTAAAAAGAATGTATTTCCACTAATTCATACCTAATGAAATGGGTCAAATTTTAATTTTATAGTTTTTCTTGTAAAAGCCTGTTCAGGATTTCATGCCTCGATGGGATCCGAACTTGGTGGGCTAACATCCACGCTTTGCGCTGCGTCTGCGTTTTGTGTTCCAGCATTTTGCGGATGTCCGGCAGTGGAATGCCGGTATCACTGGAGATCGTGTGTTCGTTATGCCCAGCACGGTGGAACTGGTAAACAGCCAGCATTACTGTTGACGAATAACGCTGGCGTTCTCCGATATTCACCGAGTCCAGTTTGCGCTTGGCCGGCGGTAGACCGTGGCCTTTATAAATGGGCTTGGGTTCATGCTGATATGGCAGGCCCGAGCGGATCGCGGAGCGGGCGCGCATTCGCCAGATGATCACCGCGATATAGCAGCATTTGTCATCCTCGGGCTTGTAGATTTTGCCGTAGTTCAGTTCTTCATCCATCTTAGGCCGCCTTCTGCTTTGCTTCTGATTCCCACTCTTTCACCGTTTTCATGCAGGCGGCGTGCACCTGGCGTGCAGTAGCGATACCGAAACCTTTTACGGTTTCCGATAGCTCTTCCGGGGTGAGGCTGGCGACTGCATACAGTGAGTGCATGCCGGAAGCATTCAGCAAATCCAGCCACAGGGGCTTTAACTGAGGCAATGAGCTAAGTGGAGTACCTTCAGCCCATTCAGCACGTCGGACAAGGTGAGGGTGGCTGCGTTCCAATAGCTCGTTAATCCGGGTGCAAATCGCTGAGCCAAGTTCTTCCGGCCAGGCCAGCTTAAAGACGTCCAGCGTTGGGTAACGCGGCCGGCACCACTCGGTCACTGAGACGATGACGCCGATCCCGGTGTTGGTTCTGACCTCAATATGCCAGTTGATGTCCTGCAGGATCTGCAACTGCACATCGCGGTCATCCGATCCGAACGACAAGCGCCAACCGAAGGTATAAAAGTAAAAATGGATCCCGCTGCCGTCGCTGGCTCGGTACCAGACTGGCGCCACGTCGCCATCGATGTTTTGCAGGCGTGACTGTAATTCCCCAACGGTATCTTCCAGCACGGAATTACGCTGTGCTGCCTGCGCTAGCGATGTTTTTAGATCCGCTGCTTCACCGCGGGCTTTCCGCATTTCCGCCTTTTGCTGGTCGAGTAATTGCACCTTGAATTTCAGATCCTCTTTCAGCCTGGTGATCTGCTTTTGTAGTGCCTGCGGGTTGAGAGATTTCAGGGCGTTGTTGTCTTTAGCCAGCAGGCTGTTATCGCTGGTGAGCTGCTTCACCCTGGCGCGCGTTATCTCTGCATTGGCATTAGCCTCTTTGGCGACAACGGTCTGTTCATCTAGTTGATCCTGCAGGCTGGTGATCTGCAATTTCTGAGTGGTGATGTCAGCTTGTAGCGCCTCGTGCCGGTCGAGCAATTCGTTAAATTCGTCAACATCGGCATTGTGCTGCTCGATACACAGGGACTGTGCTTGGTTTAGCAAAACGCCTGCGCTTTCAACGGAGCGTTGCGCAGTCCCTGTGGTTTGTTCGGTAGCAAGATCGAGCTGCGCCCGAACGGGGCGCAGGGCTGATTCCAACACGCTGGCAACGGTTGTTAGTGTGGTGCTCATGGATATTCCTTATGCGGGCCTGCTGACGCAGGATGCTTCGATTAAACGTTGGCAGAGATGTGGCGAATGCGCCCGGCGATGATTGCAGGAATAAGCTGGTTCAATGCTGCTGCGCTGATCTTGATGCCTTCGGCGGCCAGGTCGGCTTTCACATCATTGATAATTTCCGCGATGCTCATTCCTGCTGGCTTTAATTCTTCAGTGGGCACCGCCGGTGCGCTACCCAATGTTTCGGGATACTGGAACGCCGTAGCCGAGTGAAGCGGAGCATTAGCAACTGGCTCAGGATCTTCAATTGGCGCAGCCTTTGCGGCCTGTAATGCTGCGGCTGCCAGCCGTTCTCGCTCAATACGTTCGTCATCGAGTTTCTTCTGATTGCTGATGCGCTGTTCGATCAGCAGTTTCAGGTGCTCACTGTCGTTTCCGACGAGCTGGTTGATATCGGCAAAAAGAGATTTAAATGCCGGCTCAATCACGTCGAACAGCTTCAGATTCGCCAGGTATTTATCGCAGATCTGATTGGCTTCGATCTTGGCGCGAGCCAACTCGTCGTTTGCGGCCCCCTGTAGTGATGTCAGGGTTTTCTTACCCTTGATGGCAGTTACGAAGTCCACGGGGATAATCGGCAAGCGAACAGCACCAAGCTGGACGTTTAAAGCACTGATATGTTCATTCAGTGCCGTTTTGGCCTTGCTGATGATTTCAGTGCGGATCTCTTCTTTACGCGACTTAACCAACTTTGTTAATTCCAGGCGTTTAGCGCGCATTGCTTCTCGCAGGACGTCGATCGTGCGAAACAGCTCATCAATTTCAACTGTCTGCGACAGCGCCTGCTGTTTGATGAGGTCGAGCTCTGACTCTGCCTTGTCGCAGAACTTGACTGTTTCTTCCGCATCAGCGAAGTCCTGATCCGTGACGAGGGTAGTATTGATGGATTCAATGAAGGCCAGTGCTTTCCCTTGGTAAACGGTCAGGTTTGACTGTTTTACCGCGCCTTCAATCTCTACCATCAGCGCGGGCAGGCGCATGATCGATTTACCCTGCGGTGACTCTTTCAGCTCACCGGGTTGAAAGCTGTCCAAATCCTGCTTGAACTGGTGCCAGCCTGCGATTAGTGCATCCGCACGTCCCGGAACCGGGGTGTATTCCATAGATGCGAAGTTTTCCTCGGTGCCGTCGGAGCAAACGAAAATTACACGTTGTGCACCACTGACCAGCAATTGTTGTTCCAACTGCCAGTAATACTCAGGCGGTAACTCTTGCTGGCGCACTGCCGTCGCCAGGTTGGCATTCCACATTTTATGTTCGAACAGCGTGTCTTCCATCATTGTCATGCCGTCGAAAGAAGCCAGTAGGTAGCCCATATCATCAACAGCTGTTGTCGGATAAAGTTCGTCGCCGATCATGCTCTCGACGATGATTCGCGCGGTTGCTTCTTGCTGGTGGCCTTTATCGAAAAGATTGGTTTGCACCCAGTCGCTGATCTCGCGCTCGGTACCGGTAGCTTTCATGCTCAGCAGTTCGTCGCGGCGCATTTTGCTGGATGCGGCCATCATTACTGGCGCTTCACTGGCGGTGAAGTGTTTGGCACGCAGTGCGTGCCACTCTTCAGATCCTTGGATTGTATTGATAATTATCATGTTAAGAACCTCGTGCATATTTGCCATAAAATTTTCTAGCGGCTTGTAAATAGGCTGCGCCAGCAAATTGTTCGGTATCGAAAGTACCTAGGCTGATGAGTTTTTTATTAAAAGAGATGCGGGCATTAAATTTACCGCTGGGCAGGATGCGCACACCTTTTGTGAGAACTTTTCCGGTTTTCCTCCGTCGATTGGCTTGGTTTTGCGGGTTCGATGCTAATCGAAGATTATTTATACGATTGTCATGCCGGACTCTGATTTGTGGTCGATTTCCATTTCCGGGAAGTAGCCAAAATGAAACAGCCAAGCTAATCGATGAGCGAAGTATTTCTTGCCGTTAATGCGTATTTTGATATAGCCATCAGGAGTTTTTGTTCCTGCTGTCTTACCCTTAAGTTCAGGATGAAAATTAGGAGGGATCTTCCAGATAAAAACGCCAGTTGTAGGTGTGTAATCCAGGCGACTAAGAAGTTCTATGTAAGTCACCATCGATAGGCTCCAATTTACGGATAGCTTCGGTTTGAGCTTCTGAAAGGGTGAACTTGGTGCTGACGGTCGCGATCACGGCATCGGCTTTTTTACTGCCGGACTCGATCATCTTTTGCCAGCCAGGGAGGTTTTGATTGAATTTGTCAGCCGGGTAATGTGGCAACGTCAGCGGCGTTTGGGTTTCTTTGTGGGGCGTCACATCCTTGGCGTCGCTGATATCCAAGGATTTACCTTCCATTTCTTCCGCCGTAGGCTGCTGGCCAATTTCGGGCCATGCTTTGCGTAGTGCCTGCGCTTCGGCGCATTTCGCTAGCTGGCCATAAGGGCGTTTCTTCCACATAGCGTTCGGCGCGGAGCTATCACGGCCAGCAGTCGCGTAATTCTCCATCCAGTATTCTTTGGCGCTGAATTCGACTATCTTGCCGTCGGGCATGCTCTTGCATACGGTGTACTTGCACCAGGCGGGGAAGGTGATTTCAACGCCGTTCAGCGTCTTTGTGATGTCGTCGCCAAATTCAGGCTCATTTGCGCCCGCATAGCTCCCTGAGCGATCGGCCTGAATGCGATAAAGGCCGATGCCGGGCATCACTACATCGCGCCATTCGTTTTTGCCTGATTGGGCATCTTTAACGCTCATCGGTACTAAGTGAACCGGCTTCATCAGCGGATCTAACTGTCGGGCGACGCAATAACTGACAGCCATGACAACAGAGTCATCCCGCGCGCCGGGATAGATGGAGTTTTTCAGCGCGTTCCAGGTGGGCTCATCGATCCCCATGGCGGCGACTGATTGCGGCAAAGTGCCCGTTGTTACCAGGTTGCTCATTGGTCGGCCCTCACGGAGTTACGGATAGATAAGCGAAAAACGCTGAGAACGACGGCGCAGGCTTTCAACGGATGGCGACGGTGTTTGAATTGGTGAATATTGTGGCTGCCGATCCGGTGTTGGTACTGGATCTGTTGGATAGGGTTATGGCTCATGGTATTCTCCGTGTTGATCGGGGGTGGTTCCCCGGTCAGCTAGCTGGTGGCCTTGGTCATTGGCCAGTCCTTATGATTTGCGGTTTGGTCGCCGCATTTCGGGATAGCCCCGCTTGCGGGGCTTTTCTCGTTTATGGGGCTAGTGAACTTCGTGCGGGGCCGGTTCGCGTGCTGCATCAAGCTCGAATGCTCGTTCAGCTTTTGCCACCCGGGTGAGGATTTCGGTTTGTACCGAGTAAAGGTATTCCTCCATGTCAGGTGACTCTGTTAGTGCGACAAGAGGGCGTTTGTCTAATCCTGCGATGAAGCAGCGATCCGCAATAAGTTTTTGGAACACCGATACCCGCAAACTTTTACGCATACCTTCAATGCGCTCATCGAGCAGCGCTTTTTCATCAGGATCCGCCGCTAACGTGCGGTCGTACTGCTCCAGCGTCTCCTCAACCATCCGCTGATAGTTGTAGTCGTGCATTGCTTGCCTCCGGTATCAGTGAACTTACTCATGCGCCAGCAGCCTGGCGCATGGTGAAAGCGCGCTGTTATTCGTCATCCTTCTTTTCATTGATTCGCTGGAACGGGAAGCGCTCGGGATCCGCTTTGATATGGCGGTAGAAGTGGGAGCCGACGGACTCCGCATCTTTGAACGAGTTGAAGTCATCAGCCGATACGTTGTTGTAGTGGTACAGCGCCGCCGGTTCGCCACGGGACTTGAAGCGGATTGCCAGTGTATTGGTTGCCGCATCGTGGCCGATGCTGTGGATCTGGGAAGAGTTAACAGGTACCAGGTTGATATTGATTGTCATGGTGGTTTCCTTCGGTTGGTGAAAAAGCCAGTGCCTGATGTAGGGGCAAAAAAAAAGCCCCGACGAGCGGGGCAAGAGGACTACACACAGCAAAATATTCATTCGGCTGCGGCCTGTTGTCGCGTGGACGCCCCGAAGGCACGCCAAGCCACATGCGAATGAATGCGCCCAGCTGGGCGCGATGGGGGTTAGTTGCTCACATTGCACTGGTGTTTTTTGCCGAATACCCGCTGTGCCTGAATAATCTTCCCGCCGTTCTGCGTGCTATAAAACACCGCTCGGCAGTTGTTACAAAAAAGAACCTTTAGGCCGTGACCATCAACACCCCAGCCAACGTGCTCATTTATCGCTTTCATCGTGAAATTCCATATATGAATAGCGCCCAAAAAATGACGCAGATAATGACAACAGCTGACAACCATTTGCCTCGAGTGCTCATGGGTAGCTCCCGGCTGTTTTACATCGCAGCCACCGGTGGTGTATGGGCGAAAAAAAAGCCGCAGCGTTAGCTACGGCTCAAGTGTTAGGGAAGGGGCTTAGATTACGCCGCGGGGGATCCGGCTGCTACCGCGCATTTTCTGTCTGCCTGCAGCACTGATTTGCCCCGGTGCGAGAAGCTCGTTCTCGACCGTGCGGCGCTTGCGCGGCTTCGGTGACTCTGGCATGTCCGGCATCGTTTTACAGCGAGTGAGCACCAGAGTTGTTTTTTCGATGCGGTCACTGCTGCGCTGGATCCGCTCTTGCAATTCACGATCACGGCGTATTTTTGCAGATTTTGCTTTTGCTTTAATCATGGTCATTGGTCAGTCCTCGGGTAGTGCGTTGGGGCGTGAGCATTTTGGTTATTAATGCTTTTTGAATGATTAGGTTGCCTGCTTTTTTCCACATCAGGCGAGGTGGTATCTTGGTGTTTCCACACAACCAAGAAGGAAGAAGAGATGGCCGATTATGTTGCACGTGTTGAGCTATTCGATGCGGATGGAGAAAATTATGAAACTCTTCATGAAAAAATGAAGTCGCTTGGCTTTAAACGTGAAGTAACCTATTCAGATGGTTCGGTTTACAATTTGCCAATCGGTACTTATCACGGTAGCTCCAATAGCACTAGCGAAGCCTTGCGAGATGCCATAGGGAATATTGGTTCGCCTTTGTCCTCTAAAAAGCCAGCTGTCTTTGTAGCCAAAATAGATGGTTGGGCTGCTTACTTGTATTCAACGTCTTGATAAGCATTCTCCGATACCATGAGGGGGCGGTGAGTAGCCTCCTTTTTCTAACAACAGAATTCTCTTCGCCGTATAGAACAAGGCGCTCTCCAACATGGCAAAGCGTTCATTAGAATCCATTCGGTTAGTCGCAGATACCATTAAAAATGCATCTTGATAATTAACGCTACCATTAGTCACCGTTATGTCAAAACCGCCATCATCTCGCTTGGTCACAATTACTTTTTCGTTTTCCATCGTGAAACTCTTTCCCGTGTAGTGGTCTTAGTCCTACCGCCCCGAAGTGGCAGCGGCAGGGTAAAAACACTTCAGGCTTAGCGATCAGTGGACATCATCCGACTGAGTTGCGCCGCGACGGGTGCTGGATACCCTGTGTTACTGTCGCTACCTGTTTGTTAAAGAGCAATCCCGGTTGGGATGGCTTAAATGTAACTTTGGTTTCGGAGTACGTCAAGCTGATTCTGATACTTTAGTTTCGAGTGGGGTGTTAAAAAAACCGACTAAAGCCGGTTTTTACATGTGGGATAGTGTGCTGGCTTAGGGTCTGCAGTCAGATTTCGTAAACTTATACGTTATGTCATCGTTAGGGAATTTATATGTATAAACAGAGACGCCGCCAAATTTTGTGATTAATACATTTTGACATAAAGCTTTATTGAATGCGTCCAGAGCAATTCTAGTGACTTCAGGTTTTGTGCTTGTATCTATTTGAATGTTATTTACAACATATTCATAGTGAAGTTCATGTCCGGTTATGAACATATTGTTTAAAGTAGTATATTCATCAAGTCTTTTTGGCAACCCCATTGATTTCTTTACTTTCTCAAGCTCTACAGGGGCATCTTCCCAAATTCTTGATGCTTGATATTTATCAGTTAGTATCTGCCCTAAAGGTTTAGCAATCACTGCGGCCATTCCAGCCACTACAAGGATTACTAGTCTATATCTCCATTTTTTAATAAATTTAATAGCTGAGTTTTCTTCAGGTTTTTCTATTAAAGCTGTATTTATTGGCTCATTAGGTGGGGTAGGCGGTAGCGGATTAGACGTTGTCCATGGATTTTGCTCACCAATCTTTTTTGTCGAGTAGGCAGATGTTCCACATGCTCTACAGAATTTGTCGTCAACTTCGACTGTGGCACCGCATTTATTGCAATACATTATTTATTGCCCTCTCACAGAATCCATTTCGCATCAACAACCACCCCAACAGGCATGTACTGCCCATCTATTTTAATCATTGAGTAGTTTTGGTTTAGCGGTCTGAGGTATCGATCACCAGCTTCTTCAACATACTTCCTGAAAAATATTTCTCGAGTTCCAGACTTCTTAAATATGACTAAATTACCAGAAGTTAAATTGTCAGTAGGATTAACGAGTATCATCATCCCTTCAGGAATTGTTAGCCCTATAGGGGAGGTCATGGCATCGGTTTCTACTTTCAACCAAAATGCATCGTTACCTACGTTAATAGTTGTTTCCAGCCATTGTTCGGTTTTTTTATTACCCCCCTCAAGCTGCTGCAATACTGACTGCCAATTTAATACCGGGAGTCTATAGGGCGTGTATCGTGGCTCTGGATCAATATTAGAGGTACGGCCTTCAATATTTCCCTTACCAGTCTGAAGCCACTCCGGATCGCATCGCAGAGCTCGCGCAACATTGAAAAGGGTGTCGCCATTGAAATTTTTGGTCAGTCCGAGTTCAGCCTTGCTTATCGCAACGCGTGATACGCCAGCTTTCTTAGCTAATTCTTCTTGAGACATTTGCAAATCAGCTCGCCGTTTACTGACTCGCTCACCAAGGCTACTGGTCATCTTTTGCTCCAAACCTGAAATCGGACACCAAAGTAACACTAAGCTTGGAAACTTTGTTTTCGTTGTGCTATTGATTGGTTTCGACACTTTAGTTACGCTTGCCGTGGAGGTAACAATGAGACTTTACGAAATTCTGAAACAACAAATTGGGAGTAACGCAGAAATCGGGCGCCATTTCCCATCTAAAGGCAAGGCAAGAACAGGGCAAGCTGTCGGGAAGTGGAAAGCTCAAGGGGTTCCTGAGGACATAGCTTTGCTTTGTCATTTGTCTCCGAGAATCCCATATACCTACAACCCAGCGGATTACGGCCGCAACCCTGAAAATTTAAGCCTGGTTCTGACCAAACCAGCCTGTTAGCACCACATAAGGACTGACCAATGACCACAATTTACCAGCCAGGCGACGGAACGGCAGGGGCTGCGATAGCCTCTGGCGTCCGCCGGGAGTTGTTATCCCGCAAGAAGGTAGGCAAAAACGGCCTGCCATTCGCTGCAGTACGAGAAGACCAGATCAAAACGCGATGGACTGAGAGTGAAGCAGTGACGATCAAAAGCGCCGCTGATGCTATGGCGTCCAACCCCGCAGTTGAAACCAACGTTGCCGCGATCCGGGGTTTCCTGGCTATGTTCGCCGAAGCTCCCGAGATGTTGGTTCACGTCCACAACGAACTGAAGGCCGCCGGCCTACCGGTTCCCGAATGGCTTCCGCCACTTCCATCAACAAAGGAGCTGCCACTATGAGCCAGCAATCGACTACCCAATCCGTAGAACTGATATCCACCCTCATTGGTAAGAAGCTGGGTATCGCTGGGCATGAAGCCCGGCGTTTGGCTATCACAGGGACTCTGTCAGGGGTAACGCAGGCGTATTACTCACGGGAAAGTGACAAACATGGGGCCTCTGCTTCGAGGTCTGAGTAATGGCTATCGTAAGAACCAACCGCCAGCGTGGATTCACCATGATCGACAATGCGGCTATCGGCAATAAAACGCTGAGCTGGGCGGCTGAAGGAATGCTGCATTACCTGCTGTCCAAGCCTGATGGCTGGTCAGTCAACCCGTCACATCTGTGGCAGGAGAAGAAGGGCGTTCGCGGCTGCGGCCGTGATGCTGTTTACAAGCTGCTGAACGAACTGATCCAGGTCGGTTTTATTCACCGTTTCCAACTGCGTGATGCCAAGGGAGTGACCGACGGTTTCGACTATTTCGTCTTCGACACGCCGCAACCGCATCCTGAAATTCAGGAAGTGGATGAGCCACAAGCGCCGCAAGGCTTGGCTCCGAATCCTGAAAATCAGGAAATGGACGAACCACCGTATCCTGAAAATCCGTATCCTGAAATTCAGGGCATTAGTAAAGACGGATCTTTAGTAAATACTGATCTCTCTCTCTTAGGCGACGCTCAAAATTCAGCCGGTGATAAACCACCGACAAACCCACACCTGAATGCCATTTTGACCAACCGCCCACCGGCGCCACAACCTGCACCGCAATTCGGTATGTTCCCGATGTCGTTCGACTGGGAGCCTGGTGCCGACTTTGCGCAAATCGCGCACCTATCCGGTTTGACCGCAGCGGAATTCACTCCTGAGTTACTGAACGAGTTCCGGATCTTCTGGAAACCGACAGGCCGGGTTTATTACCACTCCCAGTGGCAGCAAAAATTTATCAGCTCGCTAAAACACGAGCAATTGCGAGGGCAGCGCTATGAGCGACCGCAACGGGCCGAAGCCGGTAACGGCGGCGGCAATGCAACGGATCGCTTCCAGCAGGGCGTCGCCGCAATACGAGCCGTACAGGAAAAATACGGCTACGGCGGCGGAACGGAAGACGATTCAGGGGATTGTCTTGACGGTGATTTTACCCATGTATCCGATCCACTGGCCAACGTGGGTCAGCCGAATGAATACGACGGTACTGATGGAGGCATTTGGAACGGAACTGACGCGGGTTCTGTTGCAGGAAGCAATTAACCCGGAACAACTGAACTACGCCATCAGGACGGCACCGGGACGCAAGTTTTATCCGTTTCCGGCACCACCGGATTGGTTGGCAATGGCAAAAGAGCTGATCGACGCCAGACTGCCAACAGTGGATGTCGTGATGGAGGAGTTTGACAGGTACAGCGCCAGGCGGGGTGGATTCGCTTGCCCTGAAGAGTTCCGATGGAAAGCGCCGATCCTGTACTGGATTGTCACCGATATGCGCAAAGCCATGCTGCAGTACAACCACGGCGTCGCAGAGTTGCGAAAGGTGGCAGAGAAGCTGCTCAGGCAATGGGAAAAAAGACTACATGAGGGGGAGCGAATACCAGAGCCAGTCATCAGGCTGGGGCACACCGAAATACCGATAGGTGTTGGAAAAGAACGGGGATTGACCACCCCCGAAACAGAGAAAAAAGGCGCGGCACTACTTCAGTCAATACGGCTGAAGGTAGCCCAAGCAAACACAAGTAAGGACTGACCAATGACCATTAGCATCAAAAACGCAATGATTTACCGCTTGTCCCGAGGTGTGGATCTGAGCGGCATGGAAGAGCAACTGGCTGCTTTTGCCTTCACGCCATGCGGCAGCCAGGACATGGCTAAAACTGGATGGGTAGCGCCGATTGGCGATGCACTCGTTCACACCGCCAACGGCCAGCATCTGCTGGTGGTGCAACGCGAAGAGAAACTGCTCCCGCGCGAAGTAATTCAAACCGAGCTGAACGAGAAAGTCGCCAAACTTGAAGCCGAACAGCACCGGAAACTGAAAAAATCAGAGAAAGACGCGCTCAAAGACGAAGTGCTGCATAGCCTGCTGCCGCGTGCTTTCAGCAAATACCATAAAACACAGATTTGGATTAACGAAGGAGCCGGGTTAATCATTGTTGACGCAGCCAGCGCCAAACGCGCCGAAGATGCGCTGGCGCTGCTGCGCAAGAGCCTGGGTTCACTCCCGGTGGTACCGCTGACCATGGAAAGCCCGATCGAGCTGACTGTGACCGAATGGGTACGCTCCGGCCAGCCGCCGGCAGGGTTCACTCTGCAGGATGAAGCCGAGCTAAAAGCCGTGCTGGAAGAGGGCGGGATTATCCGTTGCAAGAAACAGGATCTTGTCGGTGATGAAATCGCGTCAAACCTGCAGGCCGGTAAGTTGGTCACGAAGTTGGCGCTGAGCTGGCAGGATCGTATCGACTTTGTGCTGAGCGATGATGGCATGCTGAAGAAACTGAAATTTAGCGATGTGTTACTGGAGCAGAACGACGATATCGATCGGGAGGATTACGCCCAACGCTTTGATGCGGACTTCATCTTGCTGACCGGCGAACTGGCGGCGTTGATCGTCAATCTGGTTGCAGCCCTCGGCGGGGAAGCGAGCCATTCGGCCAATAGCAGTGGTTCAACGGCTGCTGAGGATGATGAGTCGCTGAATGACGAGCGCTATCCCGAAGCTGTGCAGTTTGTGCAGGCCAAAGGGCACGCTTCAATTTCAGGCCTGCAGCGCCAATTCCGAATCGGCTATAACCGCGCTGCACGGCTGATAGAGCAGATGGAGGTCGGTGGTGTGCTGTCTGCGCCCGGTGTCGATGGCACGCGGACAGTGCTGAGCACAGGGGCCGAGCAATGATGCAGAAACCTCAAGCCTCCGAAAAAGAGCGTAGCTGCATCAACGAGGGGATCCGCAAGTTGCGTAAGGCGGGCCGATTCGATGACGCGAATACTCAAATGAACCGGGTTATCACGGCGGCCAGCGGTGCTGATTGGCATTCGCTGCGCGATCTGGAAAACCTGCTGGCGCAGATGTTCCCTGATGAGGGCGATACCCAGACGGCGATCAGCGCGCGTTTACGTGAAATCTCCCCGATCCTGCATGGCCTGGTGAAGCAGGTAAGTAAAGTCCGCAACGACGAATCAGGAAAAACTACCTGGTTCTATCGCCTCGTGCCTTCTCATTCGGAGGTGCGCCTGTGATCGACTTTTCAAATACAAACTATGTGCGCGCTTTGGCTGCGCAAAAGCTGGCTACTGCGCATGAACTGAAAGAAATTGGCGACCAGTGGCGGACACCGGATCCGCTGTTCTGGGGAATCAATGCCATGTTCGGGCCGCTTGTGCTCGATCTCTTCAGCGACGGCGAAAACAGCAAATGCGCGGTGTTCTATACCGCTGCAGATAATGCGCTGGTTCAGGACTGGTCAGCTCGCGTGAAAGAACTGAACGGTGCGGCCTTTGCAAATCCGCCTTACAGCACGGCGAAGCAGCATGAAGGCGAATATATCACCGGTATGCGTCACATCATGCGGCATACCTCCGATATGCGGGAACGCGGCGGGCGGTATGTGTTTCTCATTAAATCGGCGACTTCCGAAGTGTGGTGGCCGGAGGATGCAGATCACGTTGCTTTCATTCGTGGCCGCGTAGGCTTTGATGTGCCGTTGTGGTATCAGTCAGCAGATGCAAAACAAGAAGCTACCAGTGCCGGTTTCGGCGCAGCTATCGCGGTGTTCGATAAAGCATGGCGCGGGCCAGCACATAGCTATGTCAGCAGGGATCAACTGATGGCGCAGTGCGAAGCGTTCTTGGCGCAGATCCGCAGGGAAGCAATGCGAATGGCTGAGAGGTGTGTCGCGTGACAGCAGCGCCGCGAACTAAGCCCCCGAGAAAGCACAAGACGGAAGCGTTGGGTGTGCTGCTACCAGGTGGCGGCATCAAGTACGCTACAGATCACGACAGGGACACGATGAAAGGGGTGCCTACGGGCACTCCTATCGCCATGCGGCCCATCGGTGACCGCCGGAACCTGAAGCACCACCGCAAATTCTGGAAACTGCTGGAGTTGGGCTTTTCGTACTGGGAGCCTGATTGGACTTTCGTCAGTGATCCGGAAAAGTGGATTGCGCATGAGGTAGCGAAGACGCTGGCGGCGCAGGCTGGCGATCCGCTGCTGTATGACAACATCACAAAGCTGATCGCCGACAGTGTGCTGCAGCGCGTTGCTGCGCAACGTCAGCGGCGTTTTGACGCCGAAGCTGTGAAAACGACGGAAGCTTACCTCAATCACGTCATGGTAAAGGCCGGTTTCTATGACCTGGCCGCGAACCCGGATGGTGGAACGCTGAAGCAGCGCTGGAGCATTGCTTTCATCAATATGAGCCAGGAGAAATTCGACAAGGTTTATAGCGGTGTCGCCGGTGTCATCTGGAATGAAACACTGCAACAGCACTTCACCGATGAGCATGAGATGGAACAGGCCGTTAATCGGCTGATGGAGTATTGATTGCGAAAGTCACCAGCATTTAGAAGCAAGGCCCTGCGCGATTCGGCGTGGGGGCAATGCTGTACGCTGCAGATTCCGGGTATTTGCAATGGGAACCCGGAAACAACGGTTCTTTGCCACCTCCCATGCAGCACACACGGCATGGGGTACAAGAGCGATGACTACTGGGCTGTGTTCGGGTGTTCCAGTTGTCACGATGCCATCGACGGACGTATACCTTACGACTGGCGCCCAGGTGAACTTAATGAGCTTTTATTCTATGGGTTGCATCGGACAATAGGTATATGGATTGGACAGGATTTATTGATAATAGAATAATTTGCATTTTTCATTATTGTATATGCAATTAATTGGGGCGGTTTATACGCGGAATGATAAGTAGCACCTGGATTCTCAATTGAAACTGCAGTAACTAAAAGGTAATTTATCCTAAAAACACGCAAAGGATAGGGTGTTGGTATGGATAATGAACAGCAGTTTTTCTGGGTTAATCATAATAAAGAACGTCATGTTATAGAAATTCGTGACGGTATCCTTATTGCAGGAATTGGCGGGGATTCAAAGCTTGGTTATCGCGAGATGCTAGGCCAAGCTAGAAAAGGTGATATAGTTTTTGCATGCTTTGACCAAAAAATAACCAACGTTGGAGTGGTAAAGTCAAAAGAAGCAAAAGTTATTGACTGGAAAGGTAGTGAACATTTTGAAGTAAAGGTGAAGTTTGAACAGCTAAATAAAGTGGTTGATATTAAAGAACATGTAAAGCATCTGGTTGCAATAAAACGTGATTATTTATCACCTATAAACAAAAATGGTGTGCCTCAGCAAGGAGCATACATATCGAAAATTGATTTTGATATGGCATCATTTTTAATGTCAAAAGCTAGTATATACTTTGACGGGAATAGTTTTGTAGACATTAATAAAGGACCCAGTGGTAGGGTCCTTTATGTTAAGAAAATATTGAGTGAACTTAATTCAAACGCCATTAAAGACGCAATTAGGGACTATGGTCAATACGAACCATGGCGCTATTGCTATCGTCATTCGACAACTTACGATTTAGTTTATGACGGAAATCGTTACCCTCCAAAATTTATTTTTAGTATCGCCGCGAAAACTATACTTAATAGGCTTCTAATTTCAGATGAGTTTTCTGGCGGCGAGGACAGCGAGTGTTTTGAAATTTTAAAGTCAAACGGATTCTATATTGAACCTAAGTCGAAAGATAACTTAAAGCCAATTTTACTAAATAAATATGACCGTGAGGGCATTGGTCAGTTATTTGAGCCTGGATCTGAATTTACTGTAGGCGCTGGACGCTGGGGGATCTCTGGTATAATCAAACTTAAAAATGAAACTGATGATCTAGTATTAATTGTTACTATTGAAAAACCGCATGCTGGCAATCCATATAAGGATGCACTTACCGACGACGGTCAGTTGCATTGGGAAACACAGAAACAAATGAGTGCGGATAATAATTTTGTTCAAAGGTTAAAAGCACATGATCACAATACAAGCAATATACACCTTTTTTTAAGATACCAAGAAAAATCAAGTTATAATTATTTGGGGTTGTTGGCGTACGATTCGGTTGATGAAAATTCAACAAATCCAGTTAGTTTTACGTGGAGGTTACTGAGCCACCAATCTGCTATTAAATTAAAAAAATCATTAAAGATAGCTCCCGCGTCAAATGTTATGAAATCTGAAAAAATCGCTGATGAATTTTATGTTGATGCATTTAAAATTAGAGTGGTTGATTTTCCTAACGGAGAAAATAAATCTAAATCTGCCAAGAAAAAAAATAAAACAGCCAAGATGCTACAGCAACCCGATTGGGCAGCCGCAGATGAGAGGAACCGTACGCTTGGGGATCAAGGCGAGCAATTAGTAATGAATTTTGAACGAACAAGATTATCGGGTCTAGGACGGGCTGACCTTGCAGCTAAAATAGAAAGAGTATCACTTAATGATTGTTCCGCGGGTTATGACATTAAATCATTTGATGAAGATGGCGTTGAAATATTAATTGAGGTAAAGACAACCAAGTCAAATGTATATTCTCCGTTTTACATTTCTCAAAATGAAATTAAAGTTGCATCTATTAACCATGGTAACTACTACCTTTATAGAGTTCATAGTCTTGATTTAAAAAGTAATACTTGTGATATTTATATAAAAAATGGAAGCGTTGAAGAAATCTTCGATCTTGAACCTGTGAGCTATAGGGCTAAAGTTAAATAAGGAATAACTGTGGGCTACGAATTGTGGGTGTCACCATTAACTGGGAAACGACGCCATGGTACAGACTTTAAATCTTTAAAGAAGATATTTATGGATTCAGTCACAACGAAAAATATCTGTGAGCCTTTACTTTCATGTGAAATGGATATGATTGCCGCAGATATCCGAGATATGTTGAGCCGAAGAGACTTTGACTCTGCTGGAGTAATTGATGAAAACAAAAAAGTAGTAGGTTATGTTTTAACAAATGAACTAGGTGATGGTGTTATATCCGATTATATTAAAAAAATCGAACTCGATGCAGTGATTTCTGATTCAACGCCTATTCCTATATTGATAAATGAGTTGACAAGAAAGGAATGTCTTTATGTTAACTTTGGAAGAGATATATTGTACATAGTGACTAAAGCGGATATGAACAAACCTCCCATAAGGATATTTATATTTGGTGTTATATCCTTGTTCGAGATTCATTTAAATTACTGGGTGGGGAAGATTTATAAAAATGATGAGATAATTAGAGAGATAATTGGTAATGATAGATTTGAAAGTGCCAGTACACTTTACAAGACAGCTAAGGTCAAAAATGAAAATGAGGATGTGAGTCTTGTTGGATACTTACAACTGGGGGATAAGAAGAGATTATTATGTTGCAACGCTAAATTTTGTAATGATTTTAGCTTAAGCAAGAATAAAATGAAAGAATTTATCGAGATAGCTGAAAAGGTTAGGAATAATATAGCTCACAGCCAGAGTTCTATTTTTACAGACGTACCTTTAAATGAAATAAGTGTTCTTCTTAGTAATATAGAGCGATTCATAGAATGTTCTGAAAATCTATCTATGAGTAATAATTAAAGACTCATCATGACTTATTTATTATAGGAACGTTTGCAATGGAAAGAGAAAATCTTGATTTTAATTGGGATTGCAATGCATCAGATCTGCCAGGGGATTTATTAGGTCGTGCAAAATATGCTAAATTTTTAAGTTTTTTTTTGGCATCTAAGGGTAAGGAAGAGAATTTTGTATTAAATGTCAATGCTTCTTGGGGGGCGGGGAAAACATGGTTTTTAAGGCGTTGGGCTGATGAGATTAAATGTACTTATCCAGTTGTTTTTATTGACGCTTGGAAAAGTGATCATTCCAAGGACCCATTTTTGGCAGTAATTTCGGCTATTGTTAATGATTTGGAGAAAATGGTTGACCCAAGATTTTTAGAATCTACTCTTACAAAGAAAAGTTGGCTATTAATAAAAAGCATCACACCCGAGCTGACTAAGGGACTTATTAAAAAGTACTTAGGGGCTGACTGTGATAAAATTTCTAAAGCTATAGAAAATGATGATGAGGATTTTTTAGCGAGTATAGGTTCTAAAATTGTTGGTGACTTAATAAAAATTCATGATAAAACAAATAATACAATTGATGAATTTAAAGTTGCAGTGTCTAGATATTTGGGTTGTATTGAGGCAGAGAAAAAACTTTGTCTGCCATTGTTTGTTTTTATTGATGAGTTAGACAGATGTCGCCCAACATATGCTATAGAAATGCTTGAAACAATAAAACATCTTTTTGATATGAAGAAAGTTGTTTTTGTTGTTGCAACAGACAAGAGTCAATTACAACACTCTATAAAATCAGTGTATGGGGAGGGTTTTAATTCCTCAAGATATTTAGACAGGTTTTTTAATCGGAGTATAACACTGCGTCAATTGAGTTTAGCAGGCTTCATAAGAAATAAAATATCAACAAGTGTTATTTTTAACGAGTTTTGTTCCAAAAAAGACAATTTCTGGTTCTATTATGATGAAGAGTATATTGAAAAGGTTTGTAATATCCTAACAATAACTGCTGATTGTGTTTGTATGGATCTTCGAACGACAAGTAATTGGCTTGAGAGATTAGAGGCTGTATTAGCCAGCTGTGAAAGTGCTGTTGATATAATGCTTATTTCATTCCTTTTGGCTTTGTATTCTAAAGACCAGTTATTATATGATGAATTCCTGAATTTAGGATTAGAAAAGGATGAGGAAAAACGCAACTTTTGCATCAAAAACTTCAGTCGATCTTATGATGAAACAATGGAGCTTGTCATTTCAAATAAGATTTTACTGAGTGAGTTCAAAATGGGGCTTCAAGAAGGTTGGAGAGTAAAACCAGAACCATTATATAAAGGTTTATTTAATATAATTGTTGCACTAAGGGATGTTTTAAAAAAGGAATTCAGTGAGTCTGAAAAGGATAAGGTAGTGAGCTCTGCTAGAAATATATTTTTTAAAAACAATAGTGGAAGTGTGCCTTTTATGGGGGGATTTGGAGGGCTTTCTTTGCCAGGTGATTATATGGCTTCATATTATTTGTTTAACTATAAGAATAAATTGTCACTCAAAGAATACTGTGATTATGTAGAGCTGGCGACCATCATTGAGTAGACTTGCATTCCCATTTATTGTATTTACAATCAGTTCTGTAAATAGAAATAAGGGCTGACCAATATGACCAACGCAATAGAACAACTCATAAAAATGCACGATCCGCGCTGTGTAAGCGCGGAGTCAATGAATGTCGGCCGTGGCCGAGCTTCCCTGACTAGGGAGCAAATTCTCGGAGCATTTGCAGCCGCGCAGCACCAGCATTCCGCTGGCCTCGATCTGCTGATGACGAAGTACCGCAGCGACTTCAAGGCAGAGCAGAGGCTACGAGCAGCGATTAATGAATGGGTACATCAGCGCCCGCATCCTGATCGTGCGGCAACAGCATGCCAGTTAGCCCTCAGCATTGTGCTTGAGCGTAACCTGCCGGCACAAGTGGTGCATCTCGCATCATTATTCCGCAGGTATGGCCCACGTACCGCCCAAACCCGAAAGAACATTGAGGCGTTGCAGTCAGAGATTAAGGCTTTAGAAAAGCGCCGATGCCAGGAGCAAATCAGCGATGCTGTTTACGTTGAGGCTGGATTGGAAATTACCGATTTAAATACACGGATTGAGTGGGAACGTGCAGCATTGCGCGCCTGGTCTGAGCGCCACGCAGCCACAACCAATATATGCCCGCGCTGCTCTGGAACCGGACGCACTGTTAGGCCTCACCCGGTTGAGTGCGAAGAGTGCAATGGTAAGGGTAAGATACCCGCCAATATGGAGCATCTGCGTAAGTCGATGCGTATCATAGGGGCTGCGGTTGAGCCGGGTGACTGGGCAAGCCAGTATTCGGATCTGGTAAAGAAGTGTATGAATTGGTTGTATGTTGAGGAGTCGAATGCGACTCTATTATTGACTGAGAGAATTGAAGAAGAAAAACATTTTAGATGGTAATCCAAAATGTTTAATTTTATAACTATATTAATTACTCAGGATTGAAAAATGAGTGACAGTTTCTATCATATTGCCCCAAAAAACCAATACCCTTGGATGAAGAGTAATACTATGGTGGTTGGAACGTCGATAACTACAGGTGAAGTTAACCCGTTTTTTAACTATTTCCTTGAGTTTCCAGATGTTAGAATTGACGTGGTTGTAAATGGAGTTAATGAAAAATGGACGAAGTTGCGATTCTTAAATGAATTAAAATATGGAAGAATGAATACTTCATATACGGTTCAGCAAATCGCAGCTATTGGGCAGGATGCTGCAATGCATTTCTGCAAGTACACAAGGGAATTAATTTGGGAAAATATCCGAGCAAGTGATTTTCCTAACCTACCATCACGACAAAAATGCATATGGCTTGCCCATGGAGATGAAAATTTAAAATACTGGGTCGATACATTGCCCGCTAGGCGGGAGACTCATAGGATCTATAAAGTTGTCCCTACAGGAAAACTCCATTATGCAAGCGATGAGCATTTACTGGATGACTCTGAGTTGTACCCTGAGACATTAGCGAAGGCAAAAAAATACTGGGGTGGAATAATAACGGATAAGCATGCGCAGGAAATTCTTTTTGAGGGGACATTGGATATCATTGAAGAAATTGATTATTTTTCCTGAAGCTTATCATTAAAGTACAGCGAAATTTTAGATGTTATCATCTTGCAATGATGTGTTAAACGCGCTAAATTTCCGAAAGATGCCGGAGTATGCTTAAAGCTACTTCGGCTTTTTTATTGGTCAGTCCTAAGCCTGCATGGTTCGCCCAGCAGGCTTTTTTTATTCCCCCTGCGGGGGAGGTGGAGTATGAAAATGCAGGAGAAAGCAAGCCTCGCGGCCTACCTCTCTTCGGGGTTTCTTGTGCTGGTGGGGAAGGTGGGCAAATTACTTAACGATCTCACGTTGAACGATTGGGCGATCGTCATCGGTATCATCATTGGTATCGCGACGTTTGCCGCAAACCTGTACTTCCAGAATCGCCAGACGCGAGCCATTGAACGGGCGTCCCGCGCTGGTGCCACGATCATTAATCCGGGGCGGGCTAAATGACGATTAAAAAGAAAGTCGCCGCTGTCGTGTGCTCTGTGTCCGTGATAATCGGACTGGTACTGAACCAGGCGGGTGATTTCAAATCGGCGAATGGTAATCCCCTACGGTTCTCCAAAGCGGCAATGGAGGTCATGGGGAATGCCGAGAGCTGCCGCCGGGATCCGTATCTATGCCCTGCCAAAATCATCACGCAGGGAATCGGTCATACCGGGAAAGGTGTTGCTGCTGTCAAGAATGCCAGTGACCAGCAGATCGCCAAGTGGTTTGCCGAAGACCAAATGGAGGCGCAGAACTGCATCGAGGTGAATGTCGAGCGCAAACTGGGGAAGCAACTTCCCCAAGGTGTATTCGATGGAGTCGGGAGTTTTATTTTTAATGTCGGCTGTGGCCAGTTCACCCGATCGACGATGTACCGATATCTGCTGGCTGGTAAAACTGTAGCAGCCTGTGAGCAGTTGCCGCGCTGGATTTACTCCGGGAAAACGGTTCTTCCCGGGTTAGTCACTCGACGCGATAAAGAGAAGGCACTCTGCCTAGCTCATTGAAAACAGGCTAATTCTGGCCGTTATCTGCGAGATTACCCTCGAATCGGTGACGCTACGCGAAATCTACAATCGCGTTGATTGTCGTTGCCCACACATTTTTCATAGCAAACGGCGTTAAGCCCGGATCCCGATATGACCAACAAAATCCTGCTCACCATTGCCGGTGTCTTGCTGGCGGTGATCCTTGCGCTTGGTTGGATGGCATTCCATTTCTACGGTGTATCCGTTGCGAAGGATGGGGAGTTGAGCCAGGTGCGAAGCGATCTGGATGTGGCCACCGCGACGAATGCCCAGCAAGCATTCCAATTCCAGCGCGCCAATGAGATATCAGCCGCCGCAGGTAAGTACAACGTCACCATCTCAGCCAAGAGTGAGGAACGGCAAAATGAAACCCGCAACGACCTTAAAACTGAGGAATGCGCTGATCGTTTTATCCCTGATGCTACTGCTCAGCGCTTGTACGCGTACACGAACGGTCTACGTGCCATCGCAATGCGTGATACCGGCGAACCTGACAGAGCCGTTACTAATTCCCCTGCCGCCGGCAGACTGACATACCGCCAGGCGGTTCTCTGGATTGACCCGTTGCTTACCCTGCTGGACAGGGCGAACAACGATCGCGCGAGTATTCGAAGCCTCCCACACCAACAACCAACTGAGCCTCGGAAGTAACCGGGGCTTTTTACTATCAGAAGCAGGAGACACAGCATGTTCACCATTAAATTGAAGTACGCCACTAAGCAAGAGCGGCTGATCGGCGGCAGTGAAGTTATCTGGAATGGGGAAAGCAAAACCCTTTCAGTGATTGGTAGCGGCGGCGATGAGAAGTATCACCTGTTGCCCGGGGACGACGTCTATGTAACGAATGCGGCTGGCAAGACGGTAGCCACTTACACCAACTCAGCACAGCCCGTTGCATAAGCCATCACACAGTTCATCCACCAGGGTGGGCTGTCTAATGGTCAATGGAAGAGAGCAGTAAACACATCACATGGCAAAGCATGACTGGAAAGCGCTGCAGGCTGAGTTCCTCAAAGACAATGCAGCTACAGGGATAACAGCTCAGCAGTGGTGTGAGAACCGTGGGTTGAACTATCATTCGGCTCGTCGCTACATCAAACCTCGTGCTGCGCAATCTGCGCAAAACAAACATCGCAATACTGCGCACAGTGCGCAGCGCAATGAGAATGCGAAAAACTGCGCAGGTGGTAATGATTCAGTAGATGAAGATGAACATGTATCAGCAGACGCAAATGAAGAGACTGATACAGTTCCGGATCCTGATGCGAAACCGCACGGAAGAGACGGCAAGGGTCGGTTTACACAAGGCAACGCAGGTAATACCGGCGTCCCTTCGAATGCATTTGCCCCGCGTAATCAAACCGCCAGAAAGCATTCTGCCTATTCAAAGTATCTGGATGCTGACGAGTTATTCGATGCCGTCGCTGACTCTGACCTGCATGACGAGCTGATATTCACCCGCGCTCGTGCGTTATCAGTCACCAAGACGATGAAGCAGATCATGGAGGATTTGCAGAAGGCTGAGAGCGTAGAAACCCGCATTGAGCTTTACGACAAATTTCTCAAGGCTGAGCAGGGGCTCGACAGAAATATTGGGCGTATTGAGTCCATCGAGCGCACGCTCAGCAGCCTGCAACTGAATGCCGTCAATGTTCCCCGACTTAGTGAGGATACGCTCCGGATCAAAGCGGCCACGGCCAAGCTGAAAGCGGAGACGCAGAAACTTACAGCGGAAAGCAAAGACGTCACTACGCCACTGTCAGGCATTGTCTCTGATATTCAGGGCATGACCGATAACGGGTTGATGACCAAATGATGGCGCCACACTACGACTCGGCAAACGTTGATGACGAGATGAGTGGAATGACAGCCGCACAGCAGCGTCTGTTCATCGTAACCAAGCTCTCAAACCCATGGTGGCGGTTAAACAACCTCTACAAGATCGAGAATGAAAAGGGTGAGCTGGTCACTTTCCGTTTACGGCCGGCGCAGCGTGCATTGTTCGAATCGATGCACTACCGCAACATCATCTTGAAGGCGCGACAGCTCGGCTTCTCAACGGCAATCGACATTTACCTGCTGGATCAGGCGCTGTTCAATAAGAACCTGAAGTGCGGGATTATCGCCCAGGACAAATCAGCCGCCGGTGAAATTTTCCGTACCAAGATAGCGATACCTTTCGACAACCTGCCAGGGTGGCTGAGAGCTGATTTTAAAATCACTGAGCGGCGCAGCGGGGCAAACGGTGGTTACATTCTGTTTGCCCATGGCTCGAGCATTCAGGTGGCAACCTCATTCCGTTCCGGTACCGTTCAGCGCCTGCACATTTCCGAGCATGGGAAGATCTGCGCTAAGTACCCAGCCAAAGCCAAAGAGGTGCGAACCGGTACGCTTAACGCCATTCACGATGGCTGTATCGCGTTCATCGAAAGCACGGCGGAGGGTGTCGGCGGTGACTTCCACGAAATGAGCACTCGCTCTATGGAGCTGGGGCAGTCGGGTATCGAGCTGACTACGCAAGATTGGAAGTTTCATTTCTTTGCCTGGTGGCAGGATCCAAAGTATGTGGCTCAGGTACCGGCTGCCGGCCTACGTCTCAGCAAATATCACAGGGAATATTTTGCAGGTGTTGAGCTTTCGATGCAGATCTCGCTCAGCGCCGAGCAGCGCCAGTGGTATATCAACAAAGAAATCGAGCAGCGCGACGAAATGAAACAGGAGTTCCCCAGCACGCCGCTGGAGGCGTTCCTGACTTCTGGCCGCCGGGTATTCGATGCTATCAGCACGATGAAAGCGCAAGGCCACTGTAAACCGCCATTGCTGGTGTACGACATGGATCCGGTAACCGGCACCAAGACCAAAGCTCAGGGGCTGCGCGGCGGCGAAACAAAAGAGCTTGTTCGCACCTTGTTAAATCATCTGCTGGTCTGGGAGCTTCCAGATCCGGAAGAAGACTATGCAATCGGCGCTGATATCGCGGAAGGGTTAGAAAACTGCGACCGATCATCGTTTGACGTCATCAAGAAGAGCAGCGGCGAGCAAGTGGCGCATTGGTTCGGTTACCTCGATGCAGAGCTATTCGCGCAACTGCTGGCGCACGTCGGCAAATGGTACAACACCGCCTACATCGGGCCAGAGCGTAATAACCACGGTCACGCGGTACTGCAAAAGCTTCGGGATATCTACCCGCTGCGCGCTATCTACGCTGAGCAGTACCTCGATCGTGAAGACGACGACGAGACGCCAAAGCTCGGCTGGCTGACTACAAAGCAAAGCAAGCCAGTTATCACCGAAGGCTTGAAAACCCTATTACGCAACGGTGTCAGTGGCATCCGCTGGATCGGCACCGTTAACGAAGCGAACACCTACGTGTATGACCCCAAGGGTGCAATGGGCGCGCAATCTGGTTGTTACGATGACCAGGTGATGAGCTATGCCATTGCCCAAGAGATGCGAGCTCGTATGCCTGCCCGTCCGAAGGTCACACCTATCGACAGATCTAAACCCACACACTGGATGTCTCACTGATGAATACAGCCATGATTGACGCTGAAGACACGCAGTCTCAGCCGGACAACCGCGACCGCTTTTCGCTGCAACAACTGCTGAATATCTCTGCTGATATTGATTCACAGCCTGAGTGGAGAACCACAGCCAATACGGCCTGTGCTTATTACGATGGCGATCAGCTACCTCCGGAGGTTGTTTCCAAGCTAAAAGAGCGTGGGCAGCCATTAACCATGCACAACCTGATCGCGCCGACTATCGACGGGGTGCTCGGGATGGAGGCAAAGACACGTACCGATCTGATGGTCATTGCTGATGACCCAAGCGAAGAGATGGAGCAAATGGCGGAGGCGGTTAATGCGGAATACTCCGATGCCTGCAGGCTCAGCAACCTAAACAAAGCGCGTTCCGATGCATACGCTGAGCAGATAAAGGCGGGGTTAAGCTGGGTTGAAGTGCGCCGCAATAGCGACCCGTTCGGCAACAAGTACAAAGCCGGTACCGTGCACCGTAACGAAGTATTCTGGGATTGGTTCAGCAGAGAAGCTGATCTGAGTGACTGCCGGTGGCTGATGCGTAAACGCTGGCTGGATGTCGATGAAGTGAAAGGCTCGTTCCCCGGGCATGCCGATGTTATCGATTATTCAGTACGTGAATGGAAAGGTTTTGTCGAAACCGATCTGGCGGAAGGTGATGAGTCCAATCTGATAAACGGTTATGAGGAATATAACTCGTATAGCCGTGACCAGGCCGAGTGGATCACGTCGAACCGTAAGCGAGTCATGCTGCAAGTCATCTATTACCGCACCTACCAACAGATGCCGGTTATGGAACTGTCGAATGGGCGTGTCATTCAGTACGACAAGAACAACGTCATGCATGCCGTGGCGCTGGCCACTGGCCGCGTATCTGTCACGATGGCCCGCGTTAGCCGGATCCGTGAAGCGTGGTTTGTCGGGCCGCACTTTATCACTGACCGACCATGTTCTGCGCCACAGGGCATGTTCCCGCTGATCCCATTCTGGGGTTACCGCAAAGACAAGACCGGTGCGCCCTATGGGTTGGCTTGCCGCGCCATTCCGGCACAGGATGAAGTGAATTTCCGCCGTATTAAGCTCACCTGGCTGTTGCAGGCCAAACGCGTAATTAAGGACGCCGATGCCACCAACATGACAGATAAGCAACTTGCTGAAGAGCTCGAACGACCCGACGGTGTGGTTAATCTCAATCCGGATCGCAAGAACAAAAAAACCATAGCGGAAGCGCTGACGGTGCAGCAGGATTTCCAAGTAGCTCAGCAGCAGTTCACCGTTATGCAAGAGTCGATGAAATTGATCCAGGACGGTATGGGTGTGTACTCCGCGTTCCTCGGGCAGGACTCAAGTGCATCGAGCGGTATCGCTATAAGCAATCTGGTGGAACAAGGTGCCACGACACTGGCAGAAATCAACGATAACTACCAATTCGCCTGTCAGCAGGTCGGTCAACTCTTGTTATCGTACTTGTTAGAGGACTTAAGCCGCCGCCGTAATCACAAAGTGGTGATCAATCGGGACGATAAGCGGCGCCGTAAAGAGATAATGCTGAACGTCGAAGAAGAACAAGGGGGGATGAATAACGACGTATCACGGCTGCGCGCTCATATTGCCCTGGCACCTATTCAGCAGACACCGGCATATAAATCACAACTGGCAGAGCGGATGTCTCAAGTGATAACCGGCCTGCCGCCGGAAGTGCAGGCGACAGTGCTGGATATGTGGGTAGAGCTGCTGGACGTTCCGAACAAACAAGAATTCATTGAGCGGATCCGCAGCGCGCTTGGTACGCCGAAGGCACCTGACGAAATGACACCAGAAGAGCAGCAAGCCGCGCAGCAGGAACAGCAAATGCAGCAGGCACAGCAAGAGTTGGCGATGCGAGAGATTGCCGGGAAGGTAGCCAAACTGGAAGCGGAAAGCCAACGTATTGCTGCCCAGGCGAAGCGGGATGATGCATTAGCCAATGGCCAGCGCTTCAATGATGCACATACCCAAGCGCAGACAGGGCAAATATTGCAACAGATGGAGAATGTCTCGGCTGAGATAAACGCCCTAAATGACCAGATGTTGCAGACCATTCAGGGGGAGATTGATGCTTTACCGCTATGACTTAACACCGAAAAGGCTTGAAAGCGGTGGCCAGATACCAAATCGTTCTTTGCGCACAACCGTCAGCATATACCCGGCGAAGACAAAGTATAGTTTGATGAAAAGAATCTGGATCACAATGAGTGACATTACAGTGATCTGAATAATGCTCATTTCGCCTGATAACATATAGGCGAGGATTTCTCTCCATGATGACCCGAGGGTTAACAAAAAGTGGCCAGCGATTGCGGCTGCTATAGAGCAGACAAGCATGGCCAGTCTAACTGATGTTTTATTTGGACGCGTAACTGCTGTAACAAGTAATAGTGTTAAGTTGAATAATGTGAATTTTAATTTATTCATCATGAGCCTCTATCTTTCTCTTGAACAAAGAATTAATACGCGCTAGATTTCGGAATGATATCAAGCCTCGCCCTAAAAAGCGGGGCTTTTTTATTTCCTTCGATCAAGGTCAGTTTTGTTGTGATTTGCTTTTGAGTATTTGCCCGCCTTGTGCGGGCATTTTTGTTTGTGCCGCTAAGCACTTTGGCAACAGAGCGCTTATTCGCACGGGCAGCGATACGCCTTTCCATTTCGGATCTATCCGACAAATAGACATGCAGGAGTAGGGACGTGGATATTGAGAATTTAACGGGTAATGAAACACTGGAAGAACTCGAAGCCTTCCTGGACAACATGGGTGACGTAGAGATTTCAGATGCGGCAGTTGTTCCTGCCGGCACTGAAAAACCTGTTACGCAGGCTGCAGCGGCTGTTGAACAGATTAAAACGGGCGATACAGAAGTCACACCGCCGCCGGGTGTCACTGTTGAACAGACCGGAGCCAGCGCTGCAGGTGATGCTGCAACTGAAGAGCAGCCGAAAGGTATCGCTACTCAAGACGGCAAGCACGTCATCCCCTATGCCGTACTGGAAGCAGCGCGAGCAGAGAGCCGTCGTAATGCCGAGGGCCAGCAGCGGGCGAGCAATGAACTGGAGCAGACCAAGCGCCAGCTTCAGATGCTTACGCAGCAGGTTAATCAGGCTGGCTTAACTCCGGCAAAGTTACCCGAAGAAGCGCAAATTACTTCCGAGCAACTGGCTAAAATCCGTAATGAATTCCCGGATCTGTCCGGTGTTTTCGAAACCTTGGTGCAGAAGATTGATTATCTGCAAAAGGCGAATCCGGGTGCGCAGCCTGCACCGGTTGAATCCACAGGTAATCCGGTTACTGATGCGTTGAAGGCCACACCCGAGCTTGAAGGGTGGCAGTCTGCGGATCCAGACCGTTTTAGCCTGGCGGTTCACCTCGATGAGAAGTTGCAAGCCGACCCTGCATGGAAAGACAAGCCATTAACTGAGCGATTCAACGAAGTGGTTAAGCGCACCAAAGCGGCTTACGGCGAGAGTGTTGAGGCGCCTCAACCTCCTGCCGCAGCACAAACCGCACAGCCTACCGCTGAAGAGCTCCAAAAATTGGCAGATGACAAGTTAGCCGCGGCTAAAGCTTCTGCCGCAATCCCAACATCACCGTCAGATCTTGGTTCGCCGAGTACGCATCAACCTACGCTATTGGAGCAAGCCGCTGGTGCTGATCATCAGCAGTTGACGGCAATGTTCTCTGGTATGAGTGAAGCGCAAATCGACGCACTGTTAGAGCAGTCGCTCTGACCTGACGGTCAATATCATTTATCTATAGCCCGCCTCGTGCGGGTTTTTCTTTTGGGAGTTATCCATGACCACTATTACCTCTGCCCAGGCGAATAAGCTCCAGCAGGTCGCGCTGTTTACTGCAGCGAACCGCAACCGCTCATTCGTGAACGTGCTGACTGAACAGCAGGAAGCGCCGAAAGCCGTAAACCCGGATAAGAAAGGCACCCTGCAAACCAGCTTTACTGCACCTGTTGTCCGCATTACCGATCTGCAAAAGCAGAAAGGTGATGAAGTTGATATGCAGATCGTCCACAAGCTGAGCAAGCGCCCGACCATGGGGGATGAAAAGCTGGCCGGCCGTGGTGAAAACCTCGGGTTTGCTGACTTCTCATTGAAGATTAACCAAGGGCGCCACCTGGTAGATGCGGGCGGCAAGATGTCGCAGCAGCGTTTCAAGCACAACCTGAACAAAACCGCGCGCGTTCTGCTGGGTACCTACTTCAATGACCTGCAGGATCAGTGTGCGACTGTCCATCTGGCTGGTGCTCGCGGCGATTTTATTGCCGATGACACTATTCTGCCACTGGCAGGGCATGGCGAGTTCGGCAAGATCATGATCAATGACGTGATGCCACCGACGTATGACCGCCATTTCTATGCCGGTGATGCGACGTCGTTCGAGCAACTGGATGCCGCTGATCTGTTCAGTCTGGGCACTGTCGATAACATCGCGTTGTTCCTGGACGAAATGGCGCACCCGCTGCAACCGGTCAAAATGTCCAAGGACGAATTGAAGGACGAAGACCCGTACTTTGTTCTCTACGTCACCCCACGTCAGTGGAACGACTGGTACACCTCAACTTCTGGCAAAGACTGGCAGGCGATGATGGTGCGCGCGGTTAACCGCTCGAAAGGCTTCGATCATCCGCTGTTTAAAGGTGAATGCGCGATGTGGCGCAACATCCTGATCCGCAAATACTCCGGCATGCCGATCCGCTTCAATACCGGCTCGACCGTTGCTGTATCAAACAACGACAACGTGGCCAGCGTTTCCAACAAAACTGCCGGCACCACCATTGACCGCGCATTGTTGCTGGGTGGCCAGGCTCTGGGTAATGCCTACGGTACCGGTGAAGCTGGTGGTCACTTCGGTTATCACGAAGAGAAGGTTGACCATGGCAATGGCGCTGAGATCTCTGTGAGCTGGATTAACGGCCTGAAGAAAATCCGTTTCCAGCAGAAAGACGGGCGCGTGAATGACCACGGCATCATGGTGGTGGACTCGGCGATTACGCTGGGCCGTTAATTCAACCAGCAGGCTTCGGCCTGCTTTTTTTGGAGAAGAAAACTATGGCAACGATTATCGCGCCATCTATGCGAGACGCTGTTTATCAGGGCCCGCAGGGCAACCTGTCGATTGCAGAAGGGCAGATCATTTTGTCGGCAGCAAAAGCTGGCGATGTGGCAGAGCTGCTGGAAATGCCGATCGGCATGCGCATCTATTCACTCGATATCGTCAGTGAAGCGTTGGGTGCTGGTGTAACTGTGGCGATTAAATCCGGCACCACCACTCTGGTGGCCGCTGGCAGTCATGCTGCTGCAGTAGCGAAAGTGGTACCTATTGTGCCTTACAGCACAGTTGCCAGTGGTGAGAAGATTACCGCAACGGTTGGTGGCGGTGATGCTGCCGGCCGCCTGGTGGTCAACGTAAAATATGTAGCGACTGGCTACTGATCCGCTAATCCCTGTAAACCCAAGAGGCTCGCCAAGTGCGGGCCTTTTTTATTGGAGCGTTCCAATGACCCAAACTATCGCAGTTGCCTATATCGGCCCAAAAGACAAAAAGCGCGACACGATCACCGGCAGCCGTCTGGTGTTCCCGCGTTTTACCCCTGTTGATGTCGAGTCAGCTATTGCACATCGGTTGCTTGATTACCCGACGGTATTCGTAAAAGCGGATTTCCTCGAAAGCGTGATGCAAGCGAAGGCAAACGCCGCAGAAAATCAGGCTGAAGCTGAGCGCCTGGAGCAAGCGCGTTTAGCAGCATTGGCAGCCGAAAACAGTTTCGTCGTCAAAATTGGCAATGATGAGGTTGATCTCGCCAAGCTCACCGCCGTGCAGTTGGCAACGCTGATTGAAGCCGAAGAGCTGGAACTGAAACAGGATCCGCAAGAGAAAGTTGGCGATTTCCGCATCCGTGTTCGTGATGCAATTAACGCTAAGCAGGTTGGCGGAGATAGCGAGTAATGGCATCGCTTGACGTATTTCTGCCTGCGATCCGGCGTCACATAAACGGGCCGCTGGAGATCATGATGCGGCAGTCGGTGCTTGAGTCTGCTATCGCGTTTTGTCGTGAATCGCTGTTCTGTCGTGAAGAGCTGACATTACTCGACGCAACGCCGGGAACGACGTATGCGTTGACCGAAAGCTCACTGATGAAATGCGTTAAGCGCTTGCGTGTTATCGATCTTTCCGAGCAGCTGAGACGGCCTGATGAGCCAGGCGCTGTCCTTGTGGCGGGGATCGACTTTAATGTCATGTCTGCGAATCATATCGCGTTTGTTCGTCCGTTCGAAAAGGTCGCAGTGCTGTTCGCTGTTGAGCCGCGTCGAAGTGTCACGGAAGTACCTGATGCACTCGCCGACGACTATCTGGACGTTATTGCCGCCGGCGCATTGAACGACCTGTTCATGATGCCTGGGAAGCCGTGGTCGGATCCGCAACGCGCTGGATATTTCAATGCTCAGTTTGTTGAGGGGTATCGCCGCGCGTTCCGTGACGCACTGGAAAACTCACCGGTCACCTCTTTCTTTAACCCTGTTCGTAAGCACGAGTTCTACTGATGCAAAAAGTTGCCGAGATTATCGGGCGCGTAAACACGCAGCTCGTGGATGTCGCATGGATGCGTTGGCCCAAGGCGGAGCTCCTTGATTATTACAATGACGCGATCCGCGCCGTCATTATTGTTCGGCCCGATGCTGGGGAAAGTTCCGAACTCCTGACGTGTGTTGCTGGCACCAAGCAGCAATTACCTGAGGGTACCAATCGGTTGTTGGACATCACCCGGGTGGCAGGCGGCCGCGTAATCCGTCCAGTACCTCGCGAGGTTTTGGATGCGCAATTCCCTGACTGGCATTTCAGTACCGGCGCCATAGAGGGTTATTGCTACGACGAGCAAACACCCAGAACATTCTATGTGTTTCCCGGAACCGAAGCAGGTGTGCAATTGGATACTGTGGTATCGCGGATCCCTGAGGCTGTCACTATTCAGCAGCTTGATGGCGGAGTGCCTGTTTCACTGGATGAGCTCTATACCAACCCGATCATTGAATGGATGCTTTATCGATGCTTTTCCAAAGACTCCCAGAATGGTGCCAACGCTCAGTTAGCCCAACAACATTACCAGGCCTTTAACGATCAGTTGGGAATTAAAACTCAGGCGGAGATGGCTGTAGGTAATAGAAAACGCGAACAATATAATGGGAGCACCCAACTATGAGTATTCTTGTAGAAGGAGTTTTGCTATCGCCTGCAGGACATGTAATTGGTGATGCTGACATTGTACTTACCTCTATCTCTACGAGCCTGGTTGTTCTTGGCGGTACGCCTCAATCGACTCAGACCGATCCAGATGGTAACTATTCATTCACTTTAAACAATGGCAACTTTGCTGTATCAGTATCAAAAGGTGGTAACAACTGGTTTTCAGGGATGGTAACTGTTACTGACCTTACCATGCCGAAATCGCTGAATGCCTTAATATTACATGATGCAATGATGGCAGAAATTCCAGTTGATTACTGGAGTTATTTTCAATCCCAAACCGGTATATTATTTGCTGATTTTAGTAAGATTGAAGAGGCTGTTGAAATTACAACGTCTTCAAAAAACATATCCGTAGCAGCTAAAAATGAGGCAGTGTCAGCCAGGGATTCTGCGAAGGCTAATGCAGTTTATGTGCAGAATGTCGCAGATGCTAACACCTATATTATTACCCAAGAAGACCCTGATGGGACGATTGCCGGTATTGCAGGTACGCCAAATGGTAAAAGCTTCCGTGTGGGGCAAGGCGTAGGGAATGGCTTCAAAACTTACGTCAATAAAGATGGCGTGGCGCTTGAAGTTGCCGGATCACTTGGCGCTAATGATTTAGCCGTATATGTCAGCCATGATGCAAATAATAACATTGAGTTATCATCTGATGCTGATGGTAATACTATTACTGTGAGTGATGAGTTTGGAGGAACTCATATTATTGGTGTTGAGGGTAGCGTTCAGGAAAAAATGGATTCTCTTGATAAAAATAAAGGCCCTTACCTTAACCTTCTGTCGGATGCTGATAATGCCGCTTATGGTTCAATCGATGAGTATGGTCACCTCCACTTACCAGATATGCAAGCATCTATTCAGGATATGTTCAAATCCCAGCAATCAAAGATTGAGGGACTGATAAAAAACCGTAGGGTGCTTGATGTCAGGGAATGTGGGTTTAATGCAAAAACAGGAGAAAATGCGACATACGCCATTCAGCGTGCACTGAACTGGTTGAGTGGATCTGGGGGGGGAGTCGTTTATTTACCGGAGGCTTTTTATCCGCAATCCACTTTCATCATCCCGCGTAACAATGTATCAATTATTGGTTCCGGTGATAAGTCTGTTCTGCTTCCCTACAAACAGAATACAGCAATAAAGTTTGTTGGAACCTTGACGAATTACTTAGAAAACGTATTCATGAGTAATTTTAAAATTGAGGGTGAGAATCAGGTTCTTCTTCCAGGTGCGCAATACGTACCCGACATTAAAGGAACCTATATTAAACACTGGCGAAACTGCATCATGGACAACGTCACGATGTTGAACATCGGTGCGACAGCGCTGGGTAATGACATGGCAGACAATTGTTCCATTATCCGTTGCCACATTGAGAACTTTGGTCGCCTGGCCCCCAATGCCGATACTGCAGGAATTTGGGAGCGTCCGCTTGGCGCATCCGGTATTGGCATCGGCACGGGGGCTCTTGATGACGAACCTTTGTATATGGCGTTCAATACGGTCAAGAACGGGACGAATTTCCCATTATTCCTTGAGCCACAGAGCGGTGGTGCAGCTCGCGGGGCCATCGCAATAGGCAATGTTCTGATGGGGGGCTATGCCGGGATTGCTGATTGTGGCGTAGATGGATTCCAGGCTATCGGCAATCAAATGCGCCTGAATAAATTCGGTATTCTCCGCTATCCGGGGACGAATAACGATGGCAAGCCTGGTCGCAGGGCGCAATTTGTCAGCAATATTATTGATTCCAATACAGAGCATGGCGTTTACTCTTATAGTACGAAAACAGACCCACTGATTGGATGGAACATATACGCGCACAATCAAATAACAAATAATGGCAAGGATGGGATTAACTTCCGTTACACTAATCCCGATGTGATAATGCAAAACGAAACAGTAGATAGCAACCATATCTATGGGAATGGACGTCATGGTATTAATATAGAGGAGGGGAAGGAAGTTATTAACTGTGATTTTACCAATAATAAAATATGGGGTAACGGGAAGAATGAATCAGGTAACGGCGTGAACAGCGCTATTCCATTGACCGCATGCTCAATCAACAATAATAAAATTCGTGACACACAGGCAGCAGTGACGCAGCAATATCCAGTGAACCTTACTGGTACGCTAACTGATGTCGATATTTCGTTCAACCATTGCGTCGGTAATGCGCAGAGTTCACTTAACTTGACTGGTACGCAAACAAGAGTGACCACTAATTTCAACGCGGGAATTTAATCATGGCAACGATACTAAAAAGTAACGGGACTTATAAAGGCTCTCAGAGCACTCTACCGAGCTCGAATGCGCCGCTGCCAATTGGTGCCGCTCTGTTTGCTGACTTCTCCAGTTCTCGGTTTGTGATGCAATATGCCACTGGCCAAGTCAAACGCTCTGCAAATCTGGCAGAGGTGCTTGGATTCTCGAGAGCTAGCACAGCCACGCGTGTTGGTGCATCCGGGTTGATTGAGTATTTAGAGTCTGGCGAGCCTGCTATTGGATACCACCCGATCACGGGTAAATGCCTGGGGATCCGTACTGAGTCAGTGTCCAATAACCGACTGTCATACAGCCAGGATTTTACGCAGGCAACAAGCTGGACAGCTTCCGGTATCACTTTAATAGCCAACGGCGATAAGTCACCTGACGGAAACGTCACCGCCACCAAATTGATTGAAACCGCAGGAACTGTGGCGTCAGTTCATACACTACTAGCGCTTACGACGATGGTCGCTACAGCATCGCAGCCGTACACCTTCAGCATCTGGGCAAAGGCGAACACCGGTACAGTGTTGCAGATTGCTGCCCAGGGGGCCGTGGCTACAACGCAGTTCGTCAACTTCGACCTGGGTGGTGGGAAGGTCGGGAAGTCCTCCCCGCAAGTCCTGCAGGCGACGATGGAGCAACACGCTAACGGATGGTACCGCTGTGCTATTACTATAGCCCCGACATTATCCGTATCGCCGCAGTTCACACTGGCGCTGACAGGCAGCGACAGCAGCGCAGCGGCTTTACCTTCGTACATACCGGCAGTGCCGGGTTCGGTGTGGATTTGGGGTGCTCAGGCGGAGCGCAGGGATGGGGCCTCGTCGTATATCCCAACCTCTGGGGCGGAAGCATCGCGCGCGGCGGATATCTGTACGACGCCAACCAATGCTGATTTCGTCACTGCAACGGGTGGAACGGTGCTGGTAACGTGCGTACATCCGCACAGCATTCAATCAGTGAGTGGGGTGTATAATGCTCTGGCATGCGCCGCCGTTCTTGACAATACAGCGGCCGGTGCAAGCCTTCGGTTCTCATACCGAAACCTGACAACGAATAACGGTCGAGCACAGTGGGCGACAGCGGATGCTGCGGGTGTTTCTCAATCGCTGGAAATTTACAGCCTATCGCCAGTCAGGGATTCTGAGCAGTCCGCTATTTTTTCGTTCGACAAACCGAGTTTGAACCTGAAGTTATTTGACGGATTCAACTGGTATTCAACAGGGGTAACCGCGCTGCCTGATGCACTTAATCGTCTGGCGATTGGCCGTTCTTACATTGGCCCGGAGAACTGGTTTAACGGACATATCAAAAGGATAATCTACTGGCCGACGGCGTTGAGTGAAGAGCAAATGGAACGTGCGTTATCCTATCTCACATAGATAAGCGATAAGCTTATTAGCGTGAGGTCATAACGATGCAGTTAATTCTACAGCGTTGGCTTTGGTGTCCTGATTTAATTGCTTTGTGGTCAGATGCGCGCTAAATTCTCCAAAGATGCCGACCTATGCTTAACAGCAGGGTCGGTTTTTTTATTCCCTCATTTTGTGACCCCATATGCCTGATATCGACATTACAACTATGGGCGGCGAGATGCCGCGCATGGTCGCGCACCTGTTGCCGCAATCCTCTGCGACGATCGCCAAGAACTGCCATTTCCGCCACGGTGTGATCACTCCGAATAACGCTGATGCCAAGCAAGCCAAGGTATTCAGCATTACACCTGGCACTATCTTCAATTATCACGATGATGTCTGGTTTGCCTGGCACGGCATCGTTGATGCGATCCGCAGTCCGGTATCCAATGACGATTATGATCGGGTTTATTTTACCGATGGCTCTTACCCGAAGGTGACAAGCAATCGCATTGCGACACAAGGGCAAGGCAACTATCCGGCGGCGTATTTCCGTTTAGGCATTCCAGCACCAGAACATGCGATTGTAATTGGTGGTGTAACACCACCGGCAGACCCGGGAGAGGATGATCCGACGGATGACGAAACGCGGTTCTATGTCGAAACCTACGTGACCGACTACGGCGAAGAGGGGCCGCCGGGGCCTGCATCAGCGGAGGTCACTATTGTTTACCCGGGTAGTACGGTCGCATTGCAGCTCCAGCCGCCGGGCACCCAAAATAGCAACATCACGCGGCGCCGCATTTATCGCTCGGCAACCAGCGATAGCACCGCAGACTTTCTGCTGGTGGTCGAGCTGGGGATTGCCATTGGTTCCTACGATGATACGTTGTCTGGCGCCGAACTGAGCGCAACGCTGGAAACCTACGACTACATGATGCCGCCGGAAGGCATGATCGGTTTATGTGCAATGAAAAACGGTATCTGTGCTGGGTTCAAAGGCAATGAGGTCATGTTCTCGGAAGCCTATCTGCCGTATGCCTGGAAGCCGACCAACCGACAGACCACCATGAACAAAATTGTCGCCATCGCGCCGGTCGGTACTTCACTGGTGGTCGGCACTGAAGGCGATCCGTATTTGTTCAGCGGTATCACACCGTCAAACATTAGTAGCACTGAGCCGAATATCACACTGGCCTGTGTGTCGCGACGGTCTATGGTGGCAATGGACGGATTTGCTATTTACGCCTCGCCGAATGGCATTGTCACCGTGGATGCGTCGGGTAATGCGCTGGTGGCCACTGAGAAAATCATTGAACAAAAGCAGTGGCGGAAAATGTTTAACCCGACATCTATCCGCGCTTGGCGGGTTGAGAATGAGTATCTGGCGTTATACGACACGCCTGATGGCACTGCGGGCTTTATCTTCAATCCCCAAATGATGGATATCCGACACCTGACGGCCTCGTTCGATGCCGGCTTTAACGATGAGAAGAGCGACACGCTTTACATCGTGAAGGGTACCCAGCTCTATACCCTGCAGGGTGGCGATATGCCTGTTAGCATGCGCTGGCGCTCAAAACCTTTTCTGGCACCCTATGACACCTCTTTTTCCTGCTTGCGCGTAATGAGCGAACAGCTCTTCTTTGTTGGCATCAATATTATTGTCGATAGCGCGCAGGTGATCACTTTGCCACCGGGTTCGCTGCGGGAAAGCATGCTCAAGTTGCCGCCAATATCAGGCCGCAAGTGGATGATCGAAACGTGGGGGCGGGGTCAAGTTGACCGGATCACGCTCTCCACTTCAATGATGGAGATGCCTGCGTGAGCAATAAAGGTAAGTTTCGTTCTGGTACGGATCTGCCGACGGTGGCAGAGAATATTCAGACGTTGACCGGACAACGCGGCGATGGCCTTGATCGTGCGGTCACGGTGCGTGATTTGGCTCGACTCGGCTTCTCGACCAAGAAAGCGGGTAACGGTGGCGTGTCATTGATACCCGGATGGACGCCGCCGCCTGACTGGGGCGGGCCGGGAGCAAACAAACCGACGCAGTTCCCGACTAAGCCAACGGGCTTCACGGCGTATGGCGCGTTCTCGTTTATCGCGCTGGTGTGGGATATGCCGAAGTACGGCGGACACTCGCTGACGGAAGTCTACCGCAACAGTGAGGACAATTTGGCTGACGCGGTTATCGTGGGTACCGAAGCCGCCGGTGTCTTCAGCGATCCGCAGAATACAGGCACACCTGGTGCTTACTACTGGATCCGTCACGTTAATGCCAACGGAGTTCCGGGGCCGTTCAATGATACAGCCGGCACGTTCGCGAAAACGGATCCAGATGCTGCGCAGAACCTGATTGCTGACCGCGTCATCGCCGGTATTGAGATGATCACTCCGTTGCTGCGCTCTGCTCGGATTGAGAATGGTCGGTTCAAGGTCGATGAGAACGGCAACATGACGGCCATCAATGCCAGCATGAACTTTATGACGGCTAATGGCGGGTGGTTCTACGATGTATACGCTGAGCGCGCCACATTCAGGAACTGTCAGATTCTGGAAGACTGTGATGTCCGAGGCACTATCTACGCCAATAAGTTGGTGGGCGATGTCTATAACGCGCAGTCTGGTGGGATATATATGCCCCCCATTACTCAAGGCGTGCGTTATGGGTTCACGTGGTCGAGTCAGGCTGGTGATCATGTGATCTGGAATATTGTGGGCGAAGATTTCGATCGTGTCATGGATACAAACGTCACGATTCTGGCTGCAAGCGCGGATAGACAGTACTTCACCGTTATTCTGCGGAGCCCGGGCCATGAAGATATCCAAATTGCTTACAAAGACACGGGAAATAACGGGGAAAGCGGGTCGTTAAACTATTTGCTCGAGGGCATACAGCTCCCAGCGGTCGGACGTGATAAGCAGCAACAGTTAATCATCCGGATAGGTGAGAACAGGGGGAGCAGTGTCGCTATTTACACTCCAGTGATCAGTGGTGGCGGTAGTACCGGGAGCCCTGAAGTAAGGGCCAAGCCGGTAATTGGCGTCTATAAATCCGGGCGACAGATAGCCACGAGCGGCCCGCAATGATGACGCTTGAAGAAAAGGTGAATGCCCTTGCCAGGCGAAGCGCCGATAAAAACTTGATAACGGAAATTCAAGACGCCTGCCGTGAAAAGCAGGCGTTTTGCTTTGGTGCCGATGATGCCCGGATCGTCTTGCGTCCGCGGATGAAAGATGGCGTTCCGTATGTCGTGGTGTGGTTAGGTGTAAGCACGGCTGCCGATGGGCTGCTGCGGTATACCCCGCGCGTTAAAGACCTGACACGAATGATCGGTGGCAGGTGGGCAGAGTTTTACACAGACAGGAAAGGGTTCATCAGAGTAGCCAGGCGGCTCGGTTTTGTGCGCCTACCTGATGAAGATGGATTAATGAAATTCCGGATCCCGGTGTGAGGGTTGTATGGGCAAAGGCGGCAGTAACGAAGTCAAAGAAACAGAGAATGAAAAGGCGGCGGCGCAGGTGGCTTCGCAGCAATGGGATCTTTATCAGAACGAGCTGCGACCTTATGAAAATCTGTTCATGGATAAGGTCGATGCGCTGAACAACGAACAGAAGTATGCGGACATTGCTAATGACACCAACCTTGGCTACCAGGCCGAGTTCGGTAAGGCGCGGCAGGATACCGCCACGCAGTTGGCAGCCAGCGGCGTGGATCCAAGCAGCGGCAAATTTCAAGGGACACTTGACAACATCACTTTAGATCAGGTTACCGGCCAGATTGACACAACTAACCGCGCGCAGAGTACCCAGGCCGATAAGTATGTTGGTGGCCTGCAGGATGTCGTTGCGATGGGGGCCGGCCAGAAAGCCGATGCTTTGTCTGGGTTCAATAGCATCGCAAATACCAGCATGCAAAAAGCGCAGTCCGATGCGCAGCGCTCAATGAGCAACCGACAAGCGACGGCAGGAGTCGCTGGTGCATTGGGTGGCGCCGCCGTGCGTACCTATGGATTGCAGGATGCCGCTGCGCCAGCGGCAAGCGCCGGTTCAACCGGGGTATTTGGTGGCGGTAATAGCGGTGGGCAGTACGGCGTGTCAAATACACCATTTGGCAAATCGACTTTTAACTAGCGGGGGTACGTATGGGACAGGCAGCAGATACCTATGCCCGATTGATCCGGGAGCAGTACGCGGACTGGCAGAACCGGTTTTATCCGAAACAGAAAGAGCTCATGGGGCTTGCGACCAGTGGCCAACTGATGAATGACCAACTTTCCCGCGCTGATGCCAATACGCAGCAGACGTTGAACACGGCGCAGGTCGGCCAGCAGAACCAGATGGCGCGCTACGGGGTGGCACAATCGCCAACAGCAGGAGACAACAGCCTGGGGCTGCGATCTGCGTTGGCAACTGCCGGGGCCAAAAACGGGATCCGAGAAGGTGAAACGGATCGGCAAATGAATATTCTGACGGGGGGCAGCGCCAGCCTCCGCCAACAAATGAACATCGGCGGCGGGAGTAGCAGCTAATGGGATACGGATTAGTGGATATCGCGAACCAGACGCGCCAGCAGGCGTTGCAGGGATTTGGTGAAGCGTCCTCGCGTGAAACGCAACGTGAAGTTGCAAACCAGCAACTGAAAGATGCTGAGAAGCAAATGAAGATGCAGATGACCGGTACCGGAGCGGGTATGGGGCTGGCCATGGGATCGGGCAGTTCTTTGCTGGGAAGTGGTGCGGGTACTGCTGCAGGGTCAGCTGCGGGGGCCGGTGCTGCAGGAGCTGGAGCCGCTGGCGCGGCGGCCGGAACAGCCGCCGCAGGCACTGCCGCCGCCGGTACCGCTGCAGCTGGCACGGCAGCAGCAGCTGGTGGCGCAGCAGCCGCAGGAACGGCAACCGGTGTTGCCGCCGGCGCAGGAACTGCTGCAGCGACAGGTGCGACAGCCGGTGCATGGGGCGGCCCTATCGGTATGGGTATTGGCGCGGCGGTAGGTTTGTTGGCAAGCCAACTTTTCTAAGGAGTAAATCATGGGTGTTCAAGGTTTAGCGGATGGCTTCCTGGCTGGCTTCAATACTGCTGATGCTGCTATCTCGCGTAACAAAGAACTACAGCAGCGCGACGCGGCGCTGCGGCAGCAAGTGAAGGATTCCGATCGCAACTACAGTCTGCGTGAAGCCGATTTTAATTACGGCAAAGATCGCGACCAGCGAAATTTTGGTTACCAGAAAGAGCGCGACCAGGTGGGCGATAAACAATGGGGCTTACGCCATGCACTCGATCAGCAACAGGTGGGGATCAGCCGCGCTGGCCTTGGTATGCGTGCTCAGGAACTGGGTATGCGGCAGAAGGAATACAACTATCGCATGATGCAGGAAGAGCGCAGCCAGCGCCTGCAGAACGAAATGCCGGTAGTTCAGACGCTTTATAAGCAGATGGAAGAGACCGGCAAATTCGATCCGCAGTTGTACTCACAGATTTCGAATGACAATCCGCTAAACCCAGGGCGCTTCTTTGGACAGGAGGCGATCAACAACGTGATGGAAGTGAATCGCGTTATGCCGAAGGTGCTCTCCGGTGAAATGAACTACAACGACCCCAAAGTCATCAAGCTGATGAATACGGTGCTGTCACCGCATATACAGCGTGGTGTTGGTGAGGTCGATCCGCAGACGGGCAAGAAAATCGTCAGCAAAGAGCTGGGGCACATCGGCGTTAGTGAGGATGGGAAATACATCATTCCTGGATTAACGGTGAAGTATGACGATGGATCCACTGCTCAGAAGCCGATGACTGAATTAGGTTCCGCAGATGAGCGTGATAATCAACTCGCGCATATGCCGGTATCACGCATGATGGATGAAATTCGTGGCTATGGTCAGATGGTCGGCCAGCTTAACCAACCGGATCGCGCTGCCTTCCTCAACAATATGGTTAACCCGCCGGATAAGACTGCTAGCCGTGAAGAGGTCAAAGGCTTGCGCCGCGATTTGCTCGACGTGGGCAAGGCCCGCGCTAAGGCATTGGCCGGTGCGACTGATAAAGATGCAATGGCTGAAATCAATAACCAATATGATCAGTTGCAAAATCAGGTGCTGCAGACTTACGGACAGCCAGATAAACCAACTGATTCATTCGAAGATTTCTCTGTAGAGTACCAAAAGGAGAACGGAGTACCACCGGATCCTAAGAATGCTCAAGACACCCAGTTCTACCAACAATGGAAATCCCAGAAGCAGGGAGGTGGACAGCCGGCGGCACCCACTACTGCAACGCCTCAAGGCCAGGCGCCGACGCAACTACCAGATAACTCGTATGCTGCAGGTTATCTGAGAGAGATGCGCCAGCAGGCACAACGACAACAACAGTAAGCATCTAGTGATGCAAAAGCGCATTTTTCCGCTGCGCTTTTGCATTCAATCTAACTGAATTGTCATATCTGATTGTTTTATAAATAAAAATTCAATTACTAATTATTGCTTGGTCAATACTTCAGATTGTTAGCCATTGTCAGCACAACAAACTTATCGGCGTCTGCGTTGACAGGGATGTAATAAAATATTACTGTATATACATACAGTTAAATATTAAAAATCATTTGAATTCATATTGATATGTACGACTTCTGCTGGGGAGATATTTGTGACGCTGAGCAATGAAGATGTTTTAGCCAACTTAGCTACGCTTTTAGAATTACTCACACACTGCGATGAAGATACCAAGATTGAAACCGTGCAGGCGACCGCATTGCTTGGATGGAGGTTACTAAAGGAAGTGAAGATTAAAAATCAGCTATTAATTCAGAGCACATAATGCACTTCATTGGGAAGGGAAATGGATATTGTGAAGATGTTAGAAAAGATTAAATAATTATGTTTGAAAGACTTAGATAAGGCCAATTGCTATAGCCTTATCTATATTAGAGTAAAATAGTAATTAAAGTTTTCCTTTAATTTTAACAAGTAATGAGGCAACTTCTTCTAAAGTTGCTTCTTTTTTACCATAAATTATATTCAAAATCTTTGCAAAAGCTTCGTAGGCGAACGCCAATGCACACTCTTGCACCTCACCCTCACCATGACTCCCTTCATTTCCTATCCATTTAATTGCAAGGGATAGGTCACCAATTTCTGTGAATTTTTTTGTTAAAAGTGGAATTTGATCGTGTAGTTTTCTTACGCCTATTTCAGCTTCTGTGAAATTTAATCTTATTAGTATTTCGAGCGTTGCCCTTAGTCTGTTTGCTGCGGCAGACACATCACAGTAGGCAAGTTGAAATGATTTCATTAAACCTTTTTTTATTGCTGATGGATAATGTTTAGGTAATTCAAAAATATATAAAGGAGGAGTGAAGTACTTGGGTGAGTATATGTTTCCCTCTTCATGCTCATACTCTCCAGTTTCTTCGTCATAATGTGAGTATTGATAATGCTCTGCTTCACCAACCGAATATGTTGTTCCTTTGCAGGAGCCGCACTTATAAAGGAGAGTATATGAATATCGAACCCATTCAGACTCCCAATCTGGATGCTTGCGATCATTTATTGATTCGATTGTTTCTTCAGAAAGAATTTCATCCCAGTCTGCACTTGCCAATCCTATCTTGCAATGGGGGCAGTTAATGGAATGAACTTCATTGTCTGTGAATTGGATTCGGTATTTTTTTCTCATTATTGAGAGGTAGAGTTTAGCCTCTTTTTTGTCAGGAGTATCCATATGTCACCCAGAGTGAAATTATATTTAGATGTTTATTAATAGCTGCGTAAGCACATTAATCATCAGCCTTTTGTTCGTCAATATTATGCGCTAACATCCCCAATGATGCCAAGCCTCGCTCTAACCAGCGGGGCTTTTTTTATGCCTAAAATCTGGAGTCCTAAATGGCCTATGATCCGCAACAACAGCGACCGGAAGAACAAGCATTAAACACCAACCGTGAATCGCTGAACATCCGGCAGCCAGGTGAAACTGGCAGCACTGGTTTCGACTGGGAGCAGGTGCGTAAAGCGCGCGAGGCCGCTGGCCGAAAATCGGTTGTTCCCGATCCGAGTATTGGCCTCGGCGATATTGCACGCTCTGCTGCTTCAGCACCTTTAGAGATGGTTCGGTCTGGTGCTCAGATTTTTGATGCAGGCAATGAAATGCTTGACCGTAAAGCTTCTGGATACCGTTCAGGAGAGAGCAAACCGCTAATTGATTTAGGCATTGACCCTGCAATGCTAAAAGTGATGCGTGATAATGAGGGAAATCCATTATCTGATGCTGGCTCTGCAGCAATAAATGCAGCAGGAAAACTTGCGGGTTCGATGTCTGATGCAATTACTAGTGGGTACAGTGAGGGTGCAAAACAAGCCGCCGCGATGCCTTTCATCGAGCAAGACGAAAAAGGGAGTTATCGCTTAGGATCTGGCTTTTTCGACAAAGATGCTTGGATGATGAATGCGATCCCTACGGTGTCGCAATTACTTGCTGGCGGGGCGGTATCAAAGCTTGGCGCAGTCGCGACAAGAAACGCTGTCGAGAACTCTATTTTTAATAGGCTTAGCAAAAAACTCCCGGAGGAAGCGGCACGTCAGGTTGCGAAAGAAACCGCTGAAAGGGCTGCTTCAGTTGCGGGTAAAACTGCTTTCGTTGGTACCATGGCAGCCACCGCCCAAGGTGGCGGTGGTACTGATATGCGTGAACAAATTAATACATTGTCCTTTACTGATTTAATGCAAAGTCCATCCTTTCAAAAAGCGTTCGATAATGTGGATTTGAACCCTGCTAATGCTTCCCTTTCTGACACCGAAAAACTCACATTAGCAAGGAATCAGATTGCAGATCAGGCGGCTAGCGCAGTAACGGCCGATCCTAAAATGCTGGCCATCAATATCGCGGCATCAACGCTGGGCGATCATACACTTCTCAATTTGCTTACAAAGAAAGGTGCCGCGTCAGGTGTGCTTTCTGGTGCCTTGACAGGGGCTGCGGCTGAAGGTTCTACTGAATTTGCCCAGGGCGCTGGGCAGCGATATGTCCAGAACCAACAGCTTATCGATACTGCTGGGCAAAAAATCGACCCTATGAAGGATGTTGTGACCACCGGCGCAAGTAATGCAGTTCTTGGTGCCGGGATGGGGGGATCCATCGGTGCCGTTGGCGGTTTTCGCGGTAGCCGATCAACACCTGAACAGCAGAGTGGCGAACAACAAAATCAACAAGTTAATGCTGAAGGTGCCACCGAAGAGCAGCAGCCGGTCACCGGCAATAATCCAGAGTCGATGCCTGAGCAACCGGCACAAACAGCACCTGGTCAGTTTGCCGCTGAAGAGGTCGCCGGCGCTGCGCCAACGCGTGCCGACGAGTTCAGGGACACTCCAGCATATTTGCGCCAAGATCCGCGCATTCAAGGTTTTGCCGAAGATAACGACGTGCAGCGTGCCTTGGCGGAGCGACAGCCATCGCCGACGGCTGATGAGTTAATCCAGCAGCAAATGGAGTCAGGTGACCAGGGCTATACCTCTGAAGAGCTGGCGGCGCAGGAGCGGGCAGATCAAATCCGTGAAGCATTGATGCCGCGCTTACCACCTCCGGGTAAAACGTCAGTCATTGCCATGCCAGGTGAAGTGGCAAACATGAACGCCGACGAGGGGCAAGTTGGCGCCGGGCCACAGTTCCGGGCAGGGGAGCAGGTTAGGGGCCAGCAATTCATCCCGCGCGATGAGGATCCTCGGGGGAATGAAGTTGGCCGAGCTTCCCAGACCTATGACAGTGAGACTGTCCCCAGCAATGCAATAACTGATAAGAACATCATTTTCGCCAATGGGCCAGAAACGAATACCGACGATGTGCAAGCTGGGTCAGCACCAGCATTCACCCGGGGAGAGACACGTGATCAACGTCACCTGCGTGAATATTCTGAAGGCATCGGCGCCAATAACCAGCCTCAAGGATTACCGGACAATCGGCAGCGTGCTGGTGATGTTCCAATTGATGCGCAGACCGAAGCCTATGCCAAGGGTGAACCAGTCGGTGAGCTGCGCTTCTTTGGAGATAAACCTTTCGCCACATTACGTATGGCCCAGGCATCCCGTTCGGGAAAAACACCTGGCGCCAAGATCGAAGAAGTTGAGGGCGGATATGCTATACGCATGCCGGTAGAAAAAACGCCAACTGCAGAACCACAGACAGTGGCCACAGAAAATGGACTGACAAAAGACGAGTCTGCTGAGCTGATACAGCGGATGCTTGCTGATGACAGTGCCAACGGCCATGTGATGAGCATCTTCAGGGCTGCCCATGGCACGCCAGAGGAACGGCGAATGTATGGTGCGCAATATCGCCCAGTTCTCAACGAACATCGTGCCAAAAGGCCACATTGGCGCGGTAACGCTGAACTTGAAGACACAGGGAGTGACCATGGTTCTACGCGTCATGAAGACCAGATCGACGACTTCGGCCAAAAGTTGGAAGGCGCAGCGAAGCACAAGTGGGGCAAGTTCTCGGAGGCAATGGAGCGCGATGCTACGGATGAGCAGTATCGAACTGAACCCCTATCCAAGCTGTTCCCTCAACCTGATTACAGAAAAATGTCTGATGACGGTGTAAGCAGCGACAAGTTGGCATTGCTCTCCATGCTAAGAGCCCAGATCCCACCGACCAAACCTAAACGTTTGCTTCAGCGCTGGGTCGAATCTGCTCAGACGATGAAGGGACTTTCCGGGGATCTGCTTTATGGAAGGGTCAGTGTCGCTGATGTTCGTGAAAAGATTTTCAATAGCAAGAATTTGCGTGGCATGTTGGATACGCACGATCTGATTTCTTCAATACCGCCAGAACAGATGGCGGCGGCCGCAAAGTATCGCGTACGTCATTCGCATTACTCTATGTACGAAGGCAAAGAGTATCCGGCTCCGGGGACATCGGTCTATGAGCTGGAGACAGCCAAAGGGGCAGCGGTCGGCGGCGTGTCTGATACGGATAAAGCCAACTTTATGCATAAAGCGAGAGCGTACATTGATCAACAAAGTGGTGGCGCTCCAGTATCCAAACAAACCAATTTCACTATCCACGCGGATCGATACACTCGGGACATTTTTATCGGATACAAAGGGGCTAGCGGAGTAGCCAGTATAAAAGAAGGATTCAAGGATCCTCGTGCAGCCCGAGATTATCTCAATGAGAACCGCGCTGAACTGGAAAGCCAAATAGCCAAGCAACGTGATAAGGCACGTACTGAGCAACGTCGTGATACCAACGCCCCGCGAGCCGGTGCCGAAAGGCGAACCGCCGACGTTACCCCAACGCAGTTCGATAAAGAATTCGGTTTCCGTGGGGTACAGTTCGGAAACTATGTGGAGTCGGGTCGCCGCCAGGCAGAATTGAACGATGCCTTTGATAGCCTGCATGACATGGCCGACATTATCGGCGTTCCGGCAAAAGCCATTTCTCTGAATGGCGAGCTCGGCCTTGCGTTCGGCGCGCGCGGACGTGGCGGTTCTAATGCAGTTAAGGCGCATTATGAGCCGGGTGAGGTGGTGATTAACCTGACGAAAAATAATGGTGCCGGTTCGCTGGCGCATGAGTGGTTCCATGCATTGGACAACTATTTCGGTCAGGCTGACGTAGGCGGTGGGCGTGGCGACAATTATGCTACGGTTCGTCGCCGGCAGACCATGAAGTTCCAGGATGGGAAGATGGTGCCGGCTGATTTCCCTGTACGCCAAGAGGTCTGGAATGCATGGAAAGGAGTGATGAAAGCCGTTGGCGATAGCGGCATGGTTGCCCGCGCGCAGAGGCTGGATGAGCTGCGCAGCAAACCCTATTGGGCAACCAATGTAGAAATGGCTGCTCGTTCATATGAGCGCTATATCCTCGATCGGGCAGAGGCCAAAGGCATCCGCAATGATTACCTGGTCAACCTCAAAAAAGGGGATGAGCACGGCAATCCGGACACATACGCTTATCCGACAGAAGCAGAGCTGAATAATGGTGTTCGCGATGCTTTCGATACTTTGTTCAAGACGCTGAAAACCAAGCCTACAGATCGCGGCGTGGCCTTTTACTCTAAAGATGGCCTCGATATTGGCGGTGGCAATATCCTTTCTGAGGGCAATTTTGATGCGTCCGGGGCGAAACCGGATAAGGGGATGGGGGACAAACAGGCTCAGCACATCGCTGACCAGTGGGTTCGCCGCTTCAATGGCGCGGCAAAAATCAAAGTTCAGGTTGTTCAGTCCCAGGCTGACGCCGCGGCTATGATGCCGAATGGCATTCCGAAAGAGTTTGGTACGGTGCACGCCATATACCAGCCCGAGCTTAGCCGCGTGATTGTGGTTGCCGATAATATTGCGAACGGTAAGCAGCTTCGTGCCAAGCTTCGCCACGAGGTTCTGGCGCACCATGGCTTGGCCTCAGTGATCGGTGATGTGGAATATGACCGTATTATCCGCGTGCTTCACCAGACACGTGATAGCAAGAACCCGGAAATTCAGTCTGTTTGGCGACAGGTGCAAAAGGCCTACGGCAACGAGTCACCAGAAGTCCAGGCGAATGAGTTTCTGGCGCACATGGCAGAGCGTTCTGAATTAACCGGCTTGGGTCATGTCTGGGATCGGTTTGTTGCGATCATCACCAATGCTTTGCGTAATGCTGGTTTCTTCAACCCGGGGGATATCACTCCGGCGGAAATCCGCAATATCCTGCACTCGATTGCTGGCCGGTTTAAACGCACTGCAATGTATGAAGGTGAGCAGCCAGGTAGTAGGGAATTTGACGATACATTCAGCCGCACTGATGCGCTTTACTCAGCATCTGGCAGGAAGGCTCCGTTTAAGCCTGACAGCTACGACGCCAAGAAATTCGCTGCTGAAGTTGAGGATATCGCCGGAATGGAGAATGCCCCTCGCGGTATGGTGCGCCTCGGTGACACTCCGGCAGTTTATCGCGCTCTTGGTGCCCGGAATCTGGAAATGGTTATGCCGGCTTCCGTTGTGCATAAGGCGACTGATCCGACGGTTCGTGAGCATCAGGTTAGGTTGGAAGATATGCAGCGGTTACCTGAGCTCATTGCCGATCCGGTCGCGGTGATGCGATCTGCCACCGAGGGGGATGCTCTCGTATCGCTGGTTGAAGCCAAGGATGTTTACGGCAACCCGGTGATTGCGGCCATTCATCTTAATGGAAAGGGGGCAGGGTTTGCTCAGATCAATAAGATTGCGAGCGTTTACGGGAAGGACAATAACGTAGCGTTACAGCGTCAGTTGGATAACAACCTGCTGTACCTGAATAATGGAAAAGCCGCTAAGTGGCTTCATGCAGTCGGGCTCCAATTGCCCGAGGCGAACACCCTTAGCGGCTCAAGTAAAAATATACTCTCTCCCGATGATATCCGCAAGAACACCGCGCTGTACTCCCGTACTGGTGAAACCACCATGGACGAGATCACCAACAGAAAAATGGGGTTCAACGTCGAAAAAGGGAAGGTCGAAAAGGCCAAAGACTTTTACGGCATGGTGAAATCGAAGGACAGAACAGAGCTGAAAAGCTGGCTGCAGGAGATGGGCCGCAAATTAAACACCAAGACCTTCGATGGTATGGCGCCGTTAAAGTATGCGGAAGACGCCGCTGGCAAATCAGATGCCCGATCATCGGCATACATTGGGGCGCGTATGGCTGCCGGTGCTGGCTCAGTCACTGCGGCCACTCTGGAGCACGGCCTGCCCAAATACAATAAAGCCGATGGTGTTGTAGAGCGACAAGCGGGAACGGGTAAAGAGGATGCGCTGATGGGCATTCTGGACACCCTGGGTAATCATCGCGAAAACTTCCTTAAGTGGATTGCTGGCCACCGGTCTGAGCGACTGATGGCCGAAGGGAAAGAAAACAACTTCACGGCCGACGAGATCGCCTATATGAAGGGGCTGAATAAGGGAAATGAGGTGCTGTTTGACGCCCAGAAGAAAAAATATGACGCCTTCATTAAGTCGATTTTGGATCTGCAGCAGGATATGGGCCTTATTGATCCGGACAGTCGATCCAACTGGGAAAGCGCCTGGTATTTGCCTTATTACCGTGAAGCGGAAAACGGTGATGTGAAAGGGCCATGGAGTACGCGTGGCATCGCCAACCAAAGCAGTACTGTCCGCAAACTTAAAGGTAGCGACCTGACAATCAAGGATCCGATTGAGAATCTGTTCAATTACGTGGCCAAGTCAGTGGATGCCTCGATGAAGAACGAGGCGATGCGTCGTGCCGTGGTTAACCTGGCTGATACTGGCATGTTAGAGGTGATCGAGTCCCCGAACAAAATGGATTTTGAGCGTATCGGAAAAGATGTGGTGAAGGTTTTCACTGACGGCAAAGAGCAACTGGTGCAGGTCAATGACCCTGAGCTTTATCGTGCATTCACCATGATCGACCTGGAACGCAGCAACTCAGCATTCATGAAAGCGGCACGCCAGGCGAAGAAAGTGCTGACGATCGGCACAACGAGTATGCCGGACTTCATCATCCGCAACTTCCTGCGTGACTCGCTCCATTCGTGGGCTATCAATAAAGACGGGTTTAAGGCCGGTATTGATTCCTTCGCAGGGTTCAAAAAAGCTCTTAAAACTGATGACAGCCTTATCGACATGATGTTCGCCGGCGCCACGTTTGGCGGTGGATATTCCAACGTTTATGATCCGGCATCGACTGCGCGTTCAATCCGTGGCGTGCTACGCCGAAAAGGGTATACCGACAGCCAGATCAAAGAATTCGAGTCGTCCATCGTTAAAAGTGGCAAGGATGTCATGGATAAATTGGGTACCGGGCTTGAGAAGTACCGTCACCTCAGTGAAGCGGCGGAGAATGCCAACCGCCTGGCCACTTATGAGGCGGCTATTAAATCTGGCAAAGGTAAGGCGCAGGCTGCGTTTGAATCGCGTGACCTGATGGACTTCAGCATGATGGGTGCCAGCAAGATCATGATTAACCTTAGTGACATGCTGCCGTTTTTTAATGCCCGTATGCAGGGACTGAGTAAGTTGGGCAGGGCGATTAAAGAAGATCCGAAATCGGTTCTCAAGCGCGGCGGCATGATTACCGCTGCCTCTCTGGCACTCCTGGCGCTTAACTGGGACGACAAACGCTATGAGGAATTACCAGACTGGGATAAAGACACCTATTGGCATGCCTGGCTGCCAGGCGGTATTCACATTCGTTTGCCGAAGCCGTTTGAAATTGGACTGATGTTCGGTACGTTGCCGGAGCGGTTTATTCGAACTTTGGGTGGGCAGGACAGCCCAGGCAAATTTGGCAAACTGGTGGCCCACAACTTCATGGAGACAATGGCCTTTAACCCAATCCCACAGGTAGCAATGCCGATCGCTGAAGCGTATGTGAATTATGACTTCTTCAAAGGTGGGCCGATCGAGAACATGGCGGACAGTAACCTGATTGCTGGTGCCAGATATAACGACCAGACCAGCCTGTTAATGCGTGAAATCGGTGAGGCTACAAATCTGTCACCGAAGATGCTGGATCACATCATTCAAGGTTACACCGGTAGCCTGGGGGCGTATGTCATGGGGGCGACCAATATCATGATGCGTGGTATGCAGGATAATGGTGAAACCGCGTCTATGCGACTGGACGAAATGCCGGTGATTAAATCACTGTTGCGTGGCTATGGTGACGACCCAGCGAAGTCTACTCAGTTCAGTGAGGACTTCTACCGGATGATGACGCAGGTAAATCAGATCAACAGCACCATTAATTCGTATCGGAAGCAGGGGCGAATTGAAGATGCTCAAGAGCTGCAGGCTGAAAACAGGGATAAGTTGTCACAACGGAAGGGATTAACGGCGACGCAGACAGAGCTCCGCCAGTTGAATAACCGGATTGAGCTGGTGCGCATTGATCGTATTCTGACAGCCGAGCAGAAGAGGGAAAGGATTGACCGCTTTATGGCTCAGCGCAATAAGCTGGTACAGCAGGCTGTTGAGAGGGTGAATCCATATTTCAATAAGTGATTTGTACGGCCTGCGCAAGCGGGCTTTATTTCATCAGCTGCCTGCCAGCCGCAAATATAAACAGCAAAACAAAGACGCCAATAATGCCCAAAATTATGCTGGTGTTACTGTCCAAATCCATGCGGCCTTTTCCAGCGAGCAGGTATGCGGCAATGATAAATGGAGTGCTAAAAATGGGGTGTACAAGGACAAAAACACCAGCCATGATGAGGCATGCCGTAAAGATTGTTGATTTCATTTGCTAACCCATTCGGTTTGTTTTTTAAGTGAATAACATGCATTTTTATTCATCATTTTGAGTGGTAAAAAGGTGCGTTTTAAGGGGCATTCCAGGGGCATTCTCCGTCGGAAAGGGCAGAGAAAGGGGCACGAAATTTGTAGATCAAAGGTGGTAGTGGTAAAACAATAGGGATGCAACGCATTGAAATTGATACAAATTGCTTATTAATCACGTACATCCATTTCAATACATAGTTTGTATCTCTAATAAAAAACAGGGTGGGTCTGAATAAAGGCCTGATTCAGCGTGCATAATCACGCATAAAAATTAGACAGACAGGGTCAAAAAACGAATGATCCCACAGATTTCTCAGGCGCCCGGCCTCGTTCAACGGGTGCTCGATTTTTTGGAAGCGTTGAAGCAAAACGGGTTTAACGGCGATATCGCTACCAGCTATGCCGACCGGCTGACGATGGCG